CAGTAACCTAGCAACACAAATCTATAACCGACCCATCAATAAAAAAGACGACCCAACCGAACGATTCGTTGGTAAGACTGCTGTATTAGGGCTCGGCTATGGAATGGGCGCACCTAAGTTCCAAGCGACATTAGAAGCTGGTGCTATGGGCCCGCCTATGAAATTCACAACTGACGAAGCGTACGGTGTTGTAAACACCTACCGCACGACATACTCAGGTGTACCGCTTCTATGGAAAAAATTAGAGCTTAAATTAGCTAATACAATTAACCCTAACTATGAAGAAGAATGGCATGGCCTTGTCTTCAAAGACAAAAAGATACATCTGCCAAACGGCCTCGCTCTTCACTACAACAACTTACGCTATGAATTTGGTAAGTTAATATATGATGGAGCACGCACCATAGAGACAACATGGGGCGGCCGCATCGCAGAAAACGTAGTACAAGCGCTATCACGTCTCATTGTTACTGACGCAATGCTCCGTATCGACAGTGACAAAGACCTAAACGCTAACGTCGTGCTTACTGTGCACGACGAAATCGTTTTGATTAGCCAAGCTAATAATCCGGATGCTACAATGGCGAAACTCATTTCACATATGTGTACCCCGCCAAGCTGGGCTCTAGATATTCCCTTAGACGCAGAAGGCGGTTACGACGTTAGTTATAGCAAGTGACCTATGCCCAGATTAGTATTAACAAGAAAACTCAACGAACAAGTCATTGTCCATGATGACAAAGGCGTTATTGCGAGAGTAAAAGTCTCTAAAGTTGATAGGAATCAAGTCCGGTTAACATTTGAAGCCGGTAAAGAGATCAGGATTGATCGACAGGAAGTATTCGAAAAAAACGCCCTCCAACCGAAAGAATAATAGCTTAGGTATTAATACCTCTGCTATTATTGTTCGCTCTGTAGGAGGAGCCATGCAACTTACTTTTTTAGAAGCCGCCAATGGACAGCGGTTAAGCAAGCGACACTGTCCCAAAAATGGGTTTACACCTTACCCACACGTAAAGAACGTTACATCACACCAACACACACTACCTTTAGATAGCACTGGATTGTCTATGTTAGAACGCCTCATCCTCGATGAAGGCGGCAAAGGACATTGCTTACTAAAAGGTCCCTTAAAGCGAACCTTGAACAACGAATCACGAGCCGGCAAGACGGATCGCATAGCGTATTCCAATCTTCTTGTCCTCGATATCGATGGCATTACACTGCCTGGCCATACAAACCCGAAGCAATTTGATAGCAAAACTGTCAGTAGACTAGCTAAAGAAGTCATGCGAGAAATGCCAGCAGAAGTACAAGACTGCAGTTTCATAGCGCAAGCTTCTGCCAGCCTCGGGCTCAAAGGTGACAAGGTATCACTTCACATATTTATCTTACTTAAGCACGCAATGCCTGCTAAAGCAGTCAAGCTGTGGCTTCAAGCAACTAATTTTGAATCTAAGCTATTCTCTTCCCAACTAGAACTTAGTTCTAATGGACACTCACTTAAGTATCCTTTAGATACAAGTGTTGCTGACAATTCAAAACTAATCTTCATCGCTCCTCCTACGTTTGATGATGGGACCCACGACCCTTTCAGTTCCCCTGCTGATCGGGTCGTGCGTGTTTCCGGTATATCAGACACGCTGGACCTCGCTAAAATGATGAATAACATCAGCCCCGAGGTAGTCCATCAGAAGAGCAATGAATTCAAAAACAAACTACGTGTAGCTCGAGGCTTCAACGCTAAGAAAGAACGTTTAACCATTGCAACGGTCGACAACAAATCAGAAGAAATTTTGACTAACCCAGACCGCATGTCTATACACATTACAGACGACACCAACCCTCCGTACATACGATGCAACGTTAACGGCGGTGACAGCAATGCTTACTACTTCAAACTTGAAGACCCGACCTACATGTATAACTTCAAAGGCGAACCGATCTGGTCGATTGAAGCAGCTGACCCCGACTTCTACAAATCTTTGTTTGATGTATATCAAGAAGAAATGGAGAAAGAAGGACGAGCAAACTTCCCCGTCGCAATGCGTGACTTCTACACAGACACGTATTACAACGGCCTCTTTGACCCAAACCTTAACCAGTTCACTGAAGAGTTCCCACTGATGCCGTGCTCATCAGCTAGCATCGAAGGGTTCATGCGATCACACGGTCGCAGCAAACCTGACTATGTGCCAGATGCAAGAGTCGTATTCGACCCGGCATCAAACAACGACGCAGTAAACCTAGCGAACGTGCCTTATCACATCAACATGTTCCGTAGGACGGAGTACATGCTGTCAAACCGTGAACACGAACCGCTAAGCATGGGTGACGCAGCAAAGATCGCAGACTCTTGTCCTCTGATCTATAAGCTGATGACGCACATACTTGGTGGACAATCGCTCGAGGTTGAACACTTCACTAACTGGTTAGCATATATCTTCCAGACAAAACGCAAAGCAATGACCGCTTGGGTACTGCAAGGTGTGCCTGGTACTGGTAAAGGTATCTTCTATACCAAAGTACTCAGACCACTATTCGGCACAGAACACGTACCAATGCGCGCACTGCAGAACATCGAAGAACAGTTCAACTTATACATGAGGCAAGCACTCTTCCTGGTAGTCGATGAGTTTCACATGGCATCAGCTAACTCAGGCACCATGAAGATTGCCGACAAACTTAAGAACGCTATTACAGAAAACACGATGACTATCCGTGCAATGCGTTCTAATCAAGTAGAGATGCCTAACTACACAAACTTTATCTTCCTCACCAACCGTATGGATGCCGTAAAAATCGAGGAGGGGGACAGGCGATACAATATCGCTCCGAGACAAGAGCAAAAGCTTGAGCATGTGTACCCAGAAGTTATCGATGGTATTGATGACATCAGCACAGAGCTACACAAATTCGCTGCATTACTTCGTAACTACAAAGTAAACAAACAGCTAGTGCGTACGCCTATTGCTAACAATGCAAAAGCACAAATGGCCCAAGTAACCATGTCAGTTATGGAAGAGTTCTTCGCTGCAGTACGCCATGGCAACCTGTCGTTCTTCATGGACATCTTAGACATCAGCTTGACCAACGTAATGCAAGGGCAAGAGATCACTACCGCACAACGCTTTGTTAAACAGTGGGTAGCAGAATCGCAATGGCCCCATTCAGTTATACCTATGGAACATCTCCGTGTTGTGTATGGCGTACTAACTGACGATCGTTTATCGCAACGCGACTTCCAAAAGAAAGCAGCTCGATGTGGTGTTAGTAAAGAACGTAAACGCATGCATCAAGCACCGCGCAGTGCAAACGCATTAAATGGTGTAGTCGTCTCGTGGAAACTCGAAAGTAAACTATTTGACGAAGTTACTGATAAATACTTCGATGACAAGGACCGTAAGCTGCTTGCAGCTGGGTAGAAATATTAGTTATACTAATAGTTCTATTTAATTATATATCTTAGGATTTAGGATGATTAAGTTAACTCAGGATACGAGACCAGACGACATTGTCGACTTTGAAAAACCAACAAAGCTCGGCGATGTACGCGCTTGGAGCTACTCAGCTCTCAAAGTATTCGAAGAATGCCCATACCGCACCTATATAAGCCGAGTCAAAGGAGTCAAAGAACCCAGCGGCCCGGCTGCAGATCGAGGTACGCAGATCCACCAATACGCTGAAGACTACGTCGATGGCACTATGGGTGAAATGCACGACTCCCTTCACAAGTTCAAAGACGAGTTCGAAGAACTTCGCCAACTTTACGCTGAAGCAAAAGTTGAGAACGAGGGTGAATGGGGCTTCGACCTTGACTGGGCAACAGTCGGCTGGATGCAAAAAGAAACATGGGCTCGCATCAAACTTGACGCACTGGTCCAAGAAGACGACACGTCAGCACGAGTTATTGATTACAAAACTGGCAAAAAGTGGGGCAACGAAATCTCCCACGGGCAACAAGGTTTGCTCTATGCCATCGGTACCTTCTTCAGATACCCGCACTTGCAGTTCGTACAAGTAGAGTTCTGGTATCTCGATAAAGGTGAAACTACTAAAAAAACATACACGCGAGAACAAGCAATGGTGTTCGCACCTGGCTTTCATCGACGTGCAGTCAAGATGACTACAGAAGCAGAATTTGCTCCAACACCTAGTAAAGACAGCTGCAGATGGTGTCCCCATAAGAAGGGCGACGAACCTGAATGCACCTGGGGTGTGAGCTAACCCTCTTACAACGTTACGCCGTCGTAAGCCTCAACCCCTACTTGTGTCCCCTCATGAGTAGGGGTTTTTTATTCCCGATCGGAATCTAACTGATCCCCATGAACCATGAAGAGAGAATCCCAATGAAAAAGCTACTAACCATTATGGGCTACGGATTGTGTGTAGCCCTTCTACTAAACCTCTTCGCAAACATGATAGCAATCAGCTTGTACACCTTCGCGCTAGTCGCTGTTGTGTGCTGCGTTGGATATTTCCATTTAAGGACAAAGCATGATCCAAGTGATTGAAATCGTTTTTTTCATCATAACTTTTATAGGACTTTTCTATGATTACCGCAGGTCTGCTTTCAGCAGCAGGACTACTGTTCCTGATATTTAAGTTCGGTGTACGCCGAGCCCTTAGTTTCGATATACCAATCGATATAGCGGTGACTGGCCTCCTTATGTTCCTGTTCGCAGGAACATTCGGGGGCATGATGGCTGCTATGGTCGGTGGCCTCACCGTGTCAATCGTACTTTTCGTCATGAAAAAAACCATGACCCGCGAGGAACTTACGTGGGTTAAAACCAAAAAATTTCCCTATCGCTCTTTGCGATGGATGGAGGTAGACCCAGATGAGCTTTTTTGAATTCTTTTCCTCAACAACCGTATTACTAGGCGTTGCGTGGTGTGGCTATGCAGTTCTCAAACACGTCATGCACGAACAAAAAATGTGGGAACTACGCAAACGTAAAAAAGGAAACAGCAATGAACGAGATTAACCAGGCACATACCCCAAAAACATTCGGCTCAAAAATCAGATTCAAAATCGAATTCATGATGACGATGCTAGCTTCTGGTCGCCAAGTTGAAGCGACCACAGCAATAAATCAAGCGATCGAATTGTGTGATGAAGCACACGAAGCGGAGCTAAGAAATGACGATTAACTACAAAGAACTGTTATGCGGACACCTGAAGGAGATGTACGACAATGCAAATGGTCTACAAACGAAACGGATCTCTAGTCGAATACAAGCTCGTAACCGATCCAACCGAAGCAACAGTCTGGACCACGCACCGTTTGAAGAAGTCAGAAATCAAGATCATGACCAAAACAGACCGGACAACAGCAGCCCAGTATAGAGAGGAAATTCTACGTGACATCCTTAGCCGAGAACCTAATCCCAGTAAAAAATCTACGTCCACCACACACGAGATATCGGAAAGGCGTAAAACCCCCAAGCCTAAACATGCTAAAGCGGGGAAAACAAAACAAAAAACTAGGCGACAAAGTAAGCGTTAAGATGTGGAAAGGTATGACCATGTACTCTTTGACCCTTGAAGAGCGTGCTACATGCCCATCTGACTGCGAACAATGGGACAACTGTTACGGTGACAATATGCCATTTGCGCACCGCTTTGACCACACTGACCCTACTTTCGAGTCGTCACTTAAAGAACAACTGTCGTCTTTAAACGACAAACACCCTGAAGGTTTTGTTGTGCGATTACATGTGCTCGGAGACTTCTACAGCGGCCTATACATAGTGAACTGGCAAATGTTCCTACACCAATTTGAAAACCTACATGTGTTCGGTTACACCCACCATTCATACACCTCACAGTTAGGTTCTATGATTGGCAACATCAATCGTATCTACCCAGAACGATTCCGTGTCCGTTTTTCAGACGACCATGACACCCCCTTTAATGCATCAGTCATTGACGGGGGAGACGCGTCAACCTGGAACGGCGCAGGCGTCATATGTCCCGAGCAAAACAAAGTCACAGATAGCTGCGCAACCTGCGGATACTGCTGGTCTAGTGAGCAACCCGTGGTTTTTCTTGAGCATTAATATTAGCTGGACTAATAAATGAAATTAACAAAAAGTGAAAAGCTTCAACTTACTACTAAACCTCAAAAGTTTAGAACTGCTGGAGCATACAGCCACCCCGGCGATGTAAAGAACAAAAGCTACTGCAAATGTCCGCCAGACAAGCGCGTAAACGATTGGCCAGAAAAATGCGGACGTTGTAGTAGGCGTATCCGTATTTAAACTATATATTAGTTGTGCTAATATACTAAACCATCAACGAGTGATGACTATGAAACCTTTCGAGCACCAGAAAGTCACGACTGACTTTATCAAGAAAACCCCTCGCTGCCTCATTACGTCCGATCCTGGTACAGGCAAAACACGGTCTGTCCTAGATGCAATCGCGGGCCGCGGAACACGAACCTTGGTTCTCGCACCGTTGTCCATCCTCGAAGCTTCATGGGGCGACGACATTCAGAAGTTCCAGCCCGACATGACGTACGCAATTGCGTACAGTAAAAATCGTGAGAAAGCGTTTACTGAATCTAATGCCGACGTTGTAATCACTAACCACGATGCTGTGAAGTGGATTGCCAAGAACTACCACGTACTATGCGGCTTCGACACACTAGTCATTGATGAGTTTACAGCATTTAAAAACCCTAGCAGCCAACGTAGTAAAGCATGCCGCAAAATTGCAGAAGCATTTACTAATCGTATCGCAATGTCCGGCACACCAAACAGCAACGGTATCTGCGATGTATGGCACCCCGCTTTAATCGTCGACGACGGAGAACGACTAGGCCACCGGTTCTATTCTTTTCGCGCATCAGTTTGCACGCCCCGTTTCAATGGCTTTGCAAATGAGTGGATTCAAAAAGACAACGCTGAAGAAACCGTCGCAGCAGCGCTTAGTGACATTAATATTAGGTACGAATTAACCGAATGTATCGACATGCCTCCGCAAAGTGTACGCACCATGTACATAACGTTACCTCCACAAATTATGAAACAGTACAAACAACTGAGCGAAGACTCTGTGCTGTATACCGGCAAAGCTACAATCAATGCAGTACATGCTGGCGCTAAAGTCAAAAAACTATTACAGCTATGTACTGGTGCTATATATGACGAGCACGGCGAAACGCAACGCTTCCACACTGAGCGCTACGACCTAGTCATGCAACTTGTATCTCAGCGCGCACAGTCACTCGTAGCTTTCAACTGGAAGCACGAACAAAAATACATGACCGAAGTAGCAGACAAGCTAGGTATAAAACACGCGACTATTGACGGTTCTGTTGCTCCACACAAACGCAAAGAAATCGTTGACCGTCTGCAAGCAGGCCAGCTTCAAGTAGTGTTCTGCCACCCTCAATCAGCAGGTCACGGCCTTACGATGACCAAAGCTAAAACTGTTATATGGGCATCGCCTACATACAACGCTGAGCACTATCAACAGTTCAACCGTCGCATATACCGCGCTGGGCAAAAAGACAAAACAGAAGTCATCCAGATCGCAGCAAACGATACCTGGGAACCTGATGTCTACGCCAAGTTAGAAGGGAAAGTAGAGCGGATGGACGAGCTACTCGGAATACTAAACAAACTAAAGCAAGCAGCCTAAATCACCCCCAAAGAGAAAAAACTAATGAATATTAATGAACTAATCGAATCAAGAGCTGAGGTCAAAGACGCTATTGAAGGTCTCAACCGCGAGCTTAAAGAGTTAAATAAGTCCAAAGATGAATTGGACTATGCGCTCTTAACGCAATTGGACGAGCAGGGTTTGTCACGTACCGCTAATGACAAAGCCAGTGTATCCATTAACGAAGCCGTAGTGCCGGATGTCCAAGATTGGGACGCGCTGTATGCGCACATCGTGGAAACCCAGGACTTTGCGCTTCTTCAACGACGGGTATCGTCGACTGCATACAAAGAACTTCTAAAGCTTGGCGAAGAAGTTCCAGGTGTACAGACCCGTGAAATTCGACGCATTAACTTTCGATCCCTTTAAACATGAATCATGAAGAGTAAAAAACTATGAGTAAATCAGCAGTAGCAGTAGCAGCACCATCAAACTTAGTAGCATCAACTGATGCATTACCAGCGCACCTAAAAGCCGTTGAAGGTACTGGCCGTGGTAATGAAAACGTTGGTCAGAACGTGCAGATCCCACGCATCAAACTTCTCCAGAAGATGTCTAATGAAGTGGACAAGCACCACGCATCGTATGTAGAAGGTTGTGAGCCAGGCCATCTAGTTAACACGCTTACCAATGAGAACTACGGTAACGACCTGTACGTCCTGTCATTGCACTTCAAGACAGAGTTCGTTGTTTGGCGTCATCTCGATGCAGGCGGCGGTTACGGCGGCGCATTCGCATCTATCGCAGATGCAGAAGCCTATGTTAACCAACAAGACAAGCCTGCTGAGTACGACATCAACGAAACTCACGCACACGTTATCCTCGTTAAGAACCCTGAGACGGGCGAGCTCGAGCGTACTCCAGCTATTATGGACTTCGCATCAAGCAAGCTACGTGTTTCCAAAGCTTGGAACTCGCAGATTGCTATGAAAGGCGGCGATCGTTTCGCAGCCCTTTGGAAAGTCTCAGGCGTTCCAACCGAAAACAAGATGGGCAAGGCATTCATGAATTGCGAAGTCTCGTTCGTTGGTTGGGCGCAAGAAGAAGACTACAAGACCGCAGAAGGTCTGTACGAACAGTACTCAAAGTAGCAGTGTAGGTTGGGGGCCCTAGCGGCCCCCATTTTATTTTGAACGAACACAGCTTCGTAAGGTCTATACATCGGTACCTATCACCTGACGTGTTTTCATGGAAAATCCATGACACTTTTACAGGAGGTGTACCGGATGCTATGTATTGCGGACCGGCAGGGCTGCTGTTTGTCGAGTATAAATACGTTAAGTCGTTACCTAAACGCGACGACACACTAATACGCCACTCGCTATCTGAGTTACAAATACAGTGGCTAGAAAGAGTCAATGGCCCAGCCACTGCAGCACTTGTTGTAGGGGTGGAGGATACCGCTGTTATAATACCGCGTGACTTTTCTACTAATATTAGTAAACTGAAATATATAGAACAAAGTATATCGCGAAAGGATGTCGCGGAATGGATCTATCAAACAACTCACTCAGGAAGAGCACATGAAAAAACCCCTCCCACAAGCCGTAAAAAATCTACGTAAAATATGGGATGTAAAAAAAGTAGAAATGCAATTCACCCAAGTACAAGCTGCCCATAAGCTTGGCTGGTCACAAGGTGCTATCTCGCACTACCTAAACAACATAACAGAACTTGGCCCAGCAGCGGTCATTAAGTTTGCAAATTTCCTCGAGGTTGACCCGCTCGACATTGACCCTGGTGTAACAGAGTTCTTACCCCACGTTCGCACACGTACCGTAGTATTTGACGCAGATAATATGTCGGACAAAGTTAACCTCAAACTCTACGACACAAACCCTGCAAGCGCGTTTTGGGTAAAGACTAAAGCAAGCACGTTCACATACTTAAACGCACAAAACCAAACCCCAAAAAATCCTGTTTGGCTTACGAAAGTGTGCCCAGTCAAAGACTTCCCAAGTGCAAAAGCCTACCTTGTACAACTAAAAGGTAGCAAGGCGGCTAAAGCCTATCTAGCAGCTGATTTACCACCAGCTAATAAACTAGCTAGAAAGTATGCAATCTTAGAAACAGAAATAAGCGACAGTGTCTTTACCCAATCTTAATAATTAAGTATTAGCAAACTAATATTTAATGTATTAGTATGGTTACATGACAACGTTGTCAGATACACGGAAGGATAGCCATACATATGGACTTAGGGACTACATTAGAAGAAAAATACGGGCCTTTTATGGACATAGATGAGCTATGTTTATTATTAAAAATTAAACGCCAATCAATGTACCAGCAGATTTACCACGGCCGACTCACCATACCCCACGCTAAGCTAGGTAAAAAATACCTATTCCCCACTCAAGAAGTAGCTAACTACTTTACATCCCAGCTAAATCTCCCGGGCGCAGGTTAACGTACCTAGAAAGCTGATCAAGGGTGCGGTGACCTGACACTACGCGCACCTGTTCTACCCTCATACCCTTTTCAAACAGCCGACTTATCGCTTCGTGCCGCAAATCATGGAAGCGTAAGTCGACAATCCCCAACTTCTTAGTCATCTTGGCAAACTTGTCAGAAATGCTCGCTGCACGCTTTACAGGGATAAGGTTTGGCCCTTGCCCAAACACATTCTGTGCACGTAGAAGCGCCTCTCTCACGCCCCCTAAAAGCGGTATTTGCTGCGCTGATTGGCCACCCTGGGCGTCCTTATCTTTACGCATTAATCGGATAACGCCTTTACTTTCATTGATATCTGACCACTTCAGCGCGTGTATTTCACCCTGGCGCATGGCCGATTCGATTGCTACGTCTATTGCAGCAGTCATCCAATGTCCTGCTGCCTCATCCATCAACGCTTCATACTCTCCTGGTTCCAATCGACGGTCCCGCCGCTTACTCCCCATGATTAATTTCTTTTTCTTCAGCTCGTCGATCGCCATATCTACAACAGGCTGCTCAGTTTTTATTCTGCTGTTCTCAACAGCCTGCTTTAGGTAATACATTTGTGTCTGCAGTGTGCTTGCACATATTGTCTCTAGCCGAAATGCGGCAAAGTTCAGACAGTCGTCGAACGTCATATCGTGTATCGATATACCATAAAAGTATTCTTTGATTTGGTTTAGCTGCCCGAGCTTAGGTCCAGCGACCTTTAGGCCAAACCTTTCGTAGGAGTAGACAAGGTCATCGACAATGTCCTCAATGAGCGAGGACCGCGAACCACGAGTATCGATCCACGAACCGTTGTCCATGCTCGACTCTATGCGCCGTGCCCAAGCGAGAGCTGCTGCTTTAGTTAAGAAAGATTTTGATTGGGGCGAGCGCCCCTTGATGCGTACCTGTGCCTGGTATTTCTTGCCCCGTTTCCGTACGGTTGCCATAGTGTGACCCTGATGTGACTGAGGGTCTAATTCTATAACTTTTCCTATCTAAATCATACACTTACATGTGTGGCGGAGAGGGAGGGATTCTGTCCTTCGAATACCTTATTTTACTTCTATTTCAATAGCTTACGAGTTATTTATGTAATTCTAAGCTTCAACTTCAGAATTACATAACTTATTGTTTTATATGTTTAAATTACTTTAGCTTACTTTGTGTTGTGACACTGTCACAGTGGTTACGGCGACCTACTTTAAGGTCATCAAACGCGATCGCAGACAGGCCGATCAGGGACAAAATTATTACGTAAATCATTGGGAGCCTCTTTAAATGAGGCGCCATTATAAGGTCTATCAGATATGATCGATAATGATGAAATAACATCCCCGGTATATCATTTCTGATATAGCCTCATCACTCTTTAGGGATAGCGTCTTTTATAGTTTTGACGTGGTTATAAAAAGCGCCTGACTGATCCAGCGTCCCCGCTTCTATATCGTGCCAGAGCATATCGAGTTGCTCGCCAATACGCCCATAGCAATGTGACCGAGTTTCCATGTAAGGAGGAGAGTACTCAGCGCCAAGCGTCTGAACTACTGCGCCTTCATTTTCGTCCCAAGCATTGTTGACTACCTGTCTATATTTTTTACCTGCTGCAGGTACAAAACGTACCCAGGTTTCGTCAGGTCGCTCTTCTTGAGGGCCCTTTAAAATTGTGTTGCTATCAAAATCATATTTTATATACATACTATCTTAGACTCATCAAAACGCCGTTAAATTCATAGACCGAATCATTACCGCTGGCATTCGGACCACCAGCGCTATTTAATGCCCTAATTGCGTGCGGGACATTTTCGCCTGCTGGTGCATAGCGCGATATTTCAATTCTTACTTCAATAGAAGAAGTAGTGGCATTTCCGAACCCGCCTTGTAGTGAAAACATATGGGCGTGGTAGTCGTGACCTGGGCGGAAGAACGCCTTCTGAACTTCGTAGAATTGAGCCTGCGCAGAAGACTTAAGAGTCGTACCAACAGATAGCCAGTTGGTCTGGAATGGCGAGCCGTTGTAATTAGAGAGAGGGTTGATACTGATTAAAGTGTTAGTACCCTCCATTTGAGCATTCCAGACGTAACCTACAATGCTATTACCATCTTTTATAACAGCCCCCGTATTTCCGGTACTTGATGGCACAAAGTTACGAACATCGCCTGCGACCAGAAAACGCGCGCTATACCCCGCCCTTGGAGCTGGCTGTCGATATTCCAACACTGAACCAATAGGCTGATTTGAAAAAGGGGTGTTGTTCTTCATAAACATTTGCAGTTTATAACTATCATCTACTTCAAAATTACCCCACCCAGATGACATAACATAAGGCACACGAGGAGTCTCGCTTGCAGGTATTGTCCCTTCCCAAAGAGTGGTTGTAGGCTGGGTCGAGGTCCACGTCTCGATAGGCACGGTGTCTGCTATTGAAAAGGGGATAATCCGGTTTATGTCACCCGTAATTCGAGTCGCGAAAAGATTGTCAGCCTCAACATTAGTAAAATCTAACCTGCCACCAGTAATAAGGTCAGCATCAAGCGCATTAATCTTAAGTGTAGGGACCCCGTTAACGTTCACGGATGTCATTGTTGCGTTATCGATTACTAACTTCGAAGCATCAATCGTATTTGCACTGATGCGATCAGCAACGTCAATAGTACCCGAAGTAATTTTATCAGCATTAATCTCGCCGATTTGGGCTGATGTAATAGAAGCGTTTTTAATAAACGCTGCGTCCATGTAAACGCCCGCAGGTATGCTCACACCGTCAATAGTTTCGGCGCGGGTCTGGATTACGAACGGGCGCACAGCTGAGCCCGCATCAGGGTTTACTACAGCAAACCTGTCTGCGGAGACTGTAAACTCACTAATATTGGGGAGTAATTCTTCAACTTGTACAAAGTCTATTTTTTTCACGTCACCGTCGTTAGCATAATACCCCTGCTTAAGGGTTAGATAGCAGTCGCCGGTATAGTCGGGTGTAAAATTATATTTGTAAGTTAATATAGAGTTATTATTTCCGAGGGTCTGGGAAAAAATATGCTGAGTATCACCAGTAATAGTGCTGGAGTGATTACCATTTTTTCCTAACCTAAAATACAAGCCACTAGTGCCAGTGCTCCCACCCCTAGTTCCCACCCTTGCTCTGTAAGTCTTATTAGCGCTAACAGGAAACTTAAAAGCTACTCGCACTTCGCCTTCAACGTCACTTGTTTTTAAGATGTTCAGGCTACCAGAACCAAAAGTCACCTCTCCTGTACCACCAGAAACAACTACTGAGTGATACGGCTGGGTGGACCCCTGAAACTTATAATTAGTTATTAACTTAGGGCCAAATGCCTCAGCTGTACTATTAGACAGCCCATACCCAGCAACGTAACCATTGTTATCAATCTTTACAGAATACTGAGATTCTAAATCGCCAGTGGCGGTCGCTTGAGCTGTAAATTTTTCCTCCATTGAAACGCCGCCAACATCGTCTATGCGAAGCTCAACAGATGACGTCCTATCCACAAGCCCCGTGCCGTCAGCGTTTACTGTAGTCTCTAGCGTATCAAAAGCCCCAGCAAAACTTAAAGTCTCTAACGCCCATTGAGGGTTAGTGCCGGTCAGATTATTCTCTGGTTTGCGGTTAAGGGTTGGTCGCAACGCTATGAAGATTTGTCTAGGCCCCGCGGGCGCATTGTTGGTTGCAGGCGCCTGCCGAACAACTTTGTCTCCAACAACGTAATTGGTAGTGGCGTCCCATTCAGACAGCCCAGTCATATCGTCAAAAATAGCTGCATACTGCGCATCAGCAGACACGGTTGTTGCATAAGTATCTGCAGCAGTGGCTTCTGAAGTTTGAATTAAACCCGCAGCCACGCCGGTATTTTCTTTACCGGCTACTAAGGACGTTAGACTAGAAGCAGACGCTGTGTTGGCAGTAACCTCTGTCGTGAGTGCTGAAAGCGCTAAGGCGCTAGCTATAGTATCAAGCGCCCAACGCGGGTTCTCACCGCTCAAGTTATCCGCTGGGATTCTGTTACTGTTGCTTCGTTTTGCAACATACAAATTACTAACGCCATTAGCGTCAGTGTAAATAACCCGATCATCTTTGACGTAATTCGTGGAATTATTCCAGTCGGTCGCACCCGCCATATTATTAAATAAGTTGCTTCGGACAAGATCTACGGAGCTAGTCGAGGCATACTGCCCGTCTGCTTCGGCGGCGGTAAGTAACGAATCTTTCACCCACTTATTTGCATTGGAGCCAGGTTCATGACCAAGAGTTCCGCTAATAGCTTTCCAAATTTTGTTGTCGTGCTTGACCTTTGCACCTACGGCGTACGTTGTCGAGATATCCCAAGCACTTAAATTAATTAAGTCATTAAAAATTGATGATGTTAATGAGCTTACCGAAGTAGCAAGCGCGTAGGTTTGACTAGCCGTAAGCTCTGTCGCCTCGATGGCGTTAGTAATAGCATTAGTTACACCATTAGTATCGGTATAGCCTGCCAAAAGGGTAGTTACGGCAGTAGTTTTAGCATAATTGTTATTTACGTCTGTTTTGAGCTCACTAAGACCTTTAGCAGAAGCAGCGCTGTCAACTTCCCAGCGTGGGTTAGTTCCACCCAGTTCTGTATTAAGTACCCAGAGGTCCGGGCGCTTGTTCGCGGATTGTACTAGGCAAACATAAATTTTACGTTCGTAAAAAACTCGATTACCCGTCAGATAAGTAGTTTGAGCGTCCCAAGCCAGCACACCAGCTACATCTTCAAACAAAGCCGCCTCAACCAAACTAAATTCGCTTGCTGAAGCTGCATTGTTGTCAGTATAAGATTGTGCGTTCGTCAAAGCAGTCGCCGCAGCTCCAGATGTTTCCTTACCTTCCAACTGCTGAGTTACAAGGGCAGCGCTCGCGAGTGAGTCTTCGTTCCAGTAAGCAGGAACTGTTGGTTGTTGCGGATCGGTGCTATCAGAACCCGCAACAGCAATGTAAATTTTCTTTTCTGCGCCAGTACCAAAAACAACCCTGTCACCCTCTGCGTATGTAGTCGCTGCATCATACACAGACAGCCCTGCGAGATTACTGAAAGTCGCGCTCTCTAGGTTAGTAAGTGCCGTCGATAATGCGTACCTTGCGTTACTGTCAACAGTTGTAGTGTAGCTGGTAAGTAAGCCGGCAGCAGTCCCGTCCGCTTCTTTTGCACCCAAAAGCGTGGTTAAGTCAGAGGTGGTAGTGTAGTTAGATAGTGAAGTGGTCAACGCAGATACTGCTGACGATTGGGCTAAAGTGTCTAACTCCCAGTAACTAGCGTTAGGGGGCGCCTCATCAGTTGAAGCCGCTGTTGCACGGTATAGTTTTTTACCTTGAACAACTCTATCACCCTCTGCGTATGTAGTTGTTGCAAGCCAATCTGCAACGCCAGTTATGTCGTTAAAAATAGCAGTTTCTAAATCTGTTATCGATGCAGTTGTAGCATAGTTAGGCAGAACGTTAGTTGTTAGTGACTGTACAGCTGCTGCAGCAACGCCAGTGTCTTCTTTACCCGTTTGCAGCGCCTTGATTGCTACAGCGGACGCGGAAGTACTGGTGGAATCGATAAAGTTAAGTTGAGTTATTGCAGAGGAATTCCCCGAAACAACGGACGCCAGACTTGTGTAATCACCAAGAAGCGTCCAATCGCTATTGGTACTTGCTACTGGATCACCGCCGAAAGTAGGTTCCGAGTCACTGTTAGCGCTAGCAGCTTGGTAGAGTTTTTCACTGAGGCGAACCTGATCGCCAACAGCATATGAAGTAGAGCTGTCCCACTCTGGTACGCCGGCGATATCATTTATCTGACTTTGTAAATTAGCTGCCGAAGAGTTAATAGCTAATACTCTTGCGTCAGCTTCAGCGGATATCGCGGTGCCCCTTGCGTCAGCTTCATTGGATAACGCAGTAGCTCGCGCAGTAGCTTCAGCTGCAACTTGAGCTGCTACTGAACCCGAAACAGTTATATCCCCAGAGATTTTACTTATCTCTGTTTGCAAAGAAGTAGTGAGCTGACTCGATCCTACCGCTTCAGCTAGTACACCTAGAAGGAAATCTACGTCAACAGCTGTTTCGCCTAACGTCCCGCTACCTGAATTATATGGCCCAGGGACACTGCTAGTAGAAACAAACCTTATCCAATAGTAAAAACTTGCGCCAGAACCTACGGCGTCAATGTATGCCCGCCCACTGCTCACGCCAATTAAATTAGCGGTAGCAAGATTATCTGTAGTTGAACGATAAATTTCAGTAAACGCATGGCCCGTATAAATCGGGAAGGTCCAAAATAGATTAATTTGGTTATATGCGCCAGCAGCTGCAAAGCCTGACGGGGCTGGTGGGAGAGCGCTGTTAAAAACTGTGTCTGGCGCAATACCAATATTACCGTTGTTAATATTATTGGGGTCAAAAGGGGCGGCTTTAAGATCTACTGCAAGGCCTGATTCTACTAACTCTCTAAGAGTAATAGCCCTATCTCTTGGGTCACCTCTACGGCCGAGCCGTATCTCAACAGCCTCGGATAGCGCAGTAAGAAAAGTACGGAGCTCGGGAGACGAATCACTAGGAGGCTTAGGAAAACCTGGTAGCTTTGTAGGTTTGGTCATGTTTGTCTAATCTCATCCATACTTTGCGCTAAGCAAAATTCAACTACTTCTGTACCTTCGACTTGTACTTCCCACTCGCTGCCAATAGCTGCAGGTAGACGCGCGATAGGCTCACGCAATGTAGCGTTAGGAATGCCACTAGGAACAGTTGTAACCTGAGTGAAGGTAGACGGTGTGCCGCCAGAAGAAATACCTGAAAGACTGTAGTGGGCTATAAGTACGCCATCTGCCCAAACTTTTACCACGACTGGATAGTTAATACCTTTCAGGCCGATCCACGACATAGATGTGGGGGCGGGAGTTACAAACTTCTTACTTTTAAATTTAGCTTGATAGGGGGAGAAGCCGCCTCTATATTTCCTAATTTGGCTACCTACTAAATAATAAAGATTACCATCTGATGGGTCTTCATAGCCGCACTTAACTGCGCCAACAGTAATAGTGCTCAAAGCTCTGCCGCTGCTAGCGTTCGGGTCGTACACCCACCCGCCGCTGCTGGAGAAAGCTACGTATGTGCCTTTGTACTTAAAGGCTTTCAAAGTCGTTGGGTCAAAATTATTGGTCCATTGGTCTTTACTAATTAAACCTTTAGTGACCACGGACCCCGTAGCGCTTTGCACGGCACATAAACCATCTGGCGACGCGTACAAAACATAGTCCCCCATGTCTACAACGGAGTGTTCGTTAATACAGGCTTGCGATAAATCTACACGGATCGAGGTCATGGAGCTTGGGTCGGTGCCCGTAATAAAAAACGGCTGCCCGTTAGTCAAAGCAACAACGCCGTTGCCCGTAGAAGCTATAGCAACAATGTCATCTTGGAGAGTAATTCGATATTGGACGGGCCAGGCATGGGGCAAGAAAGGTTCGCTCAGACAGAATCGTTTACCAGTAAAGCCCGCCATAACGCCTTGCGCCAAAGGTATCAAACCTTGCAGCTGTCCATCAGGGTACAAAGTAACGTCGTCGTCAGGTGGGCCAACCCACGTCCCGCTCGGAAGTACTTCACCCAAGTTAGCAGCGTCCCTAGTGTCCGTATATGATTGTTGAGCGATTGGAACCTCACCTACAAACTGAAACTGCGTATTAACGCTACCAGTATTAGAACGGTAAATACGTTTTAAAGAGCCTAAGCCGAGGTTATGGCCGGAATTAAAAACAGAGGCGCTAATGGACACAGTCGCCGTCTGACCATTACGCATTTCCACAATGGTGGAAGGGTCGCTGGGAGGGCCTTCGCGGCCGTCCGCTGTAACAAGCGTAAAGACATAACTTACATCGTGCACAGTCAAACTATCGTCGACATCGCCGGTGATAGTAGCGGTAGGGGCATTAGCTGGCGCGGGAACTCCTAGGCGGTAATTTGAGCTGGGGTAGCCGGGAGTGTTAGCGATCGCTACTGTATTCAGTGTAATTCGCGGGTATGTATTACCTGAATAATACAAACGATTCAAGGTGTCGCCGGGTATTGGGCCGCGGGCTACTTTGACACCAGATTGACTCCAAGAAAACCAGTAAGTAGTGCCATTGTTTACATAGGGATAAATCGAATTATTAGTAGAATACGTTAAATTGTGCGCAGAACTGTAATACCGAAGGGCAACAATATTCCCGTTTTCTAAGTCCGCATTTTCGCAAAGCTGCCCATAATTATCGGGCAGCTGTCTCGGCGTAATTCCTGGCATGATGCCAGCAAACAAAGTCTGTTTAAAATACATGCGACTATCCTGTAGCGATTATTCGGATTCAGTGCCAAAGCTAACTATTTCTTCAGGTGCGTTATCGACAACAAGTTGAGCACTCGCGCGCTCTTCTTCGTCTTGGACAACTAGCGGATTGGGGATCGTATTTGTACTAGTAATAACATCGTCTCCGTTAGCTTCGTGAGTAGTAACTTCAATTGTAGCTTCGAGATCTTCGTCTACAGATTGTGCTAATCGCGCCAAAGCTTTTTTATAGAGGTGGAGGTCCCAGTTAAACGCGTTAGTAATTCTATTAGTGTCAGTGTCTGACTCTACGCTTTCCATATAGGCGTTAAACTCACCATCCGCTTTTCTAAAGCTGCGCTCACGTTTCCATTGCGGCCAATCACGGTCGATGTAAGTTTGAGTTCGGCGGCTAAGCTGATCAGTAGTAAGGAACTCTTGCCCTTTAGAAACAAAAATCATTATTTTTTTACTCCAGTAATAACTATTTCAGTAGTTGGTGAAGGTGGTACAGCTACATCTATTGTTGGTACGCCATCTTCTAAGCCTAAGACGTAATCCTCTCCGGCCCCTTCTTTTTGGAGCAACCCGTCTAGGAAAACTTTTTTAGGTTCCGCGCCGCGCGGCAAACTGAAAATATCAGGCTGACCTTCGACTGCATACAAATTATCAAGTCTTACCCAAACGTCATCCCCGCCCGCTAAAAAAGTAGCGCTAGTTTCGGAGCCCGCAACAAACGTAAAACTAAATGTCCCTTTTGGGACAGGTACCGTTGAGTAATAGTGGCCGCCCGTTGTAGCGTTAGAATTGTTAGTCTTAAATATAAGTTGAATCTGACCTCGAGAAGCGATTACATCGCCAGCGACAGTATAGGTTTTCCCCTCTTCAAACACGTTGGCTTGGCTTAGAAGTCCAGTATTAGTCCCAGAGTCGCCAATCCACGCCCTTCTTTCGTTATTCTCAAATTGTGAATAGTCGCCGCTAACCGTCCATTGCCCAGAACCATTGTTATCATTGAAACTGCCGTCTCTCAGCAAATTTTTCTTAACTTCGACCATAGATATATTATCTATTATGGCCTCTTGGTCGTTTGAATAAGTCCGAAATGTTATGTGCGAAATATTGGAACGCGCCATAAAATATAGAACTTCGTCGGTGTTGTCCGGGGTTTGCCCGTAGCGTTTTTCATCGACGTCATTAGACCCTGCTGTGCTTCCTACGCGTAGACGTGCGCCAGAAGCCGAAGCCCCTCCAGCGCTAACCAAAGTAAATCGAATACGGTAATGGGCCCCTATCACAGTAGGAACTTCTACCCTAAGCTGCCCATCTGTAACGCCTATAGCTTTGATTTTAATTCCACCTGTGGCGGGTAATTCAAAATGCGCGGCGGAAGTGTTCAGCGTCCAACCGCTGTACCCTTCAGAAAAATCACCGTTACTTATTAACGAATTACGGACAATTCGAAACTTATTAGGTGCAGAAGGCGCTTTTAGTTCCACTAGCTCCTCACGGAGAACCCGCGAATTATTTTGAATTCTAACTGTCATTACTTTTGCACCCCAACAACAGTAACCGAAGCATCACCCGCAAGGTCTATCGTAGGGACAAGGCTGACTGAAGTGCCTCTGTTATATTGAACATAATCACGGGCAAGGCCTTCTTCTTGGTAAACTCCGTTAACGTATACTTCGTCAACGTAGAAGTCACCTGGGAGTTCATAACTAGTTGAACTAGGGCCGCGAGTAAGTAGCACATCTCCTACAAGTGACGTACCGTTTAGATTATTAAAGTTGCGGAAAAATATATGTGTCGTTGTTGATAGAGCAACAAACGTGGCTGTATGCACACCTGGCTGGCGGGTAACCCCCTGGCCGTGAATATTTGAGGACAGATAACCTGAACCTACCCCATAGTTCGTAGCACCATCAGCCACTCTGAATCGGAATGTGTATGTTTCACCAATAACAGTCGGCACTTCAACTCTGGCCCTGCCCTCATTAGCACTTGTAGCGCCTGACGTTAAAGCTAGTGATCGACCATTAGGGTTTGTGTAATCAAGGTGGCTGACACTGCCGCCTGTTTCAGACTCGTCAATCCAGCCCTCTATCCCAGAATTAAAGTTCCCGTTATCTATAAGGTTAGCGCCCATACGCACTACCGAGACATCGTCTACAAGAACATAGTCTGTAGTACTGTTAGTCTGCATATATATACGCAGCCTTGAAGAACTGTGGGTCGCTGTAAAAAACAGGTCGTACTCGGCCTCTGCTGTGGCTGCCTGTACAGGCTGTTCGGCTATCAATAGCTGGGGGGCGGACGTATCTTCTTCGACCCGCACCGTGGTTAGTGCGGAGGCCGTGTTGGTGGTGTCTATTTTTAAGCGCACTCTATAAGCCTGCCCGATGACAGTGGCTATCGTGTAGAGACCCGACGCCCAACCGGTCGCGTTTTTTGCTAGCTTAAGTTTCCCGTTATCAACAGAGACGTCTAAGTTTGATGAAAGTGGAGACCAACCTGCAGTGGACTGAGTACTAAAACTACCATTAGCTACAATGTTGTCAAAGTGGAGCGTGCGGCCTTGAGGTTCAACTTTTGCCCTAGCTGAAGCTAATTCTTCACGCAAGCTAATAGCTGGCTTTTCAATTCTAACAGTCATACTTTACTCCTCCACCACTAGTCCGTTTACTGCGCTAATCCCAACGGTAATCCCGTTTGTAGTTTGGTCTACTCGCTGTAAACCAGAAAAAACTGAGCGACCTTTGGTCTGTTCCGACGCTCCGTTAGTGCCAGCGTGGACTAAATTGGTATCAGCGTCATGAGTAACTGCTAGTACGTTATTTACAGTCCCGGCTAGCACGCATTTCGCACCTACACCAAACAGCTTGGATTCGTCGCGGTACATTTTTTCTATCTGAGCTGCTGTAGGTGCCTGCGTTGAAAATCTGACTAATGCCAGGCGCCCGTTGTTAAGACCGTTTGAGCCAGATACCGAGATACCCAGTCGCATTAATGCGCCTGGTGCAGTTAAGTCGTGTCTACCTGTTGCTTGGGCTTCAGGCTTTCCATCAATCCATATTTGGATCAAGCCGTCAGTCCGCGTTACGCCGACTAAATGGTAATTGCCGTCGTTTACAGTTTTTGTAGTTTGGAAAGTGATACCAAGATTAGCCTGCACCTGACCAGTACTCAGTAGTCTCAAATAGTGGTTAGTCTGATCTGCTGAAGACGCAGTATCCCTTCGGTGATATATGTAGTCAGTAGCTGCCGCTGTTGTTCTAACCCAGGCCATGGCGGCCCAGTCACCAGTGCCTACATCCATGTCCGAGTTATAAGCTTGCTCCACAACGTTGTTAGATGTGAAGTCTGTCAAATATGACAGATCATTCGTAGCTGAAACTTTCGCCCTGTCGATTTCACCAATAACATGGAACGGTTTTTGGTGCTTTGACCGATCGCTGAGAGCTGAAGTAACAGACACGTCGTCGACAGTGATAGACGTAACATTGGCGTCTTCTGCCCCAAAAGTGATGTACTGCGAAGTAGCAGATGCCACAAACTCAAAGATGTGTGTGCCAGCGCTAAGGCTAGTTTTACTCAGAGAAGCCGAGGCCCCAGAAGAAGCCCCGATACGTACCACGGCGTTTTCGCTACCAGACAGCTTGAAGCTAATCGCGTAGGCCTGCCCTGTAACGGTAGTTATTTGTTGATTTACTGCCGTGTGATGAATGCCCCCACCATTCTGCGTTGCTACTAGAGCACCGCCAGAGTGGGTGATAGTAAAGCCAGTTTGCGCGGTCCAACCAGTTACGTTTGATGTAAAGTCACCATTAGTAATTAGCTGCCCACCGACAATATTATCGGGGCTGGTATGCATGCCTACGGCCGCGACCGTACTATCTAACAACCACCCTGTGTTGTAATTAGTAGAAATTTCGGCGAGCATACCGCTCTTATAGTCGGAGGGATCTTGAGCAACCAGTCTTAGCCCGTTACCACACCCTATAACCAAATCGTGGCCTGACATGGGCGCAAGTTTATTTCTACCCGCGGTTACCGTTGTCACGAAGTTACCTATTGAATATTGATACTTTCTCCAATTAATTAGAGTCTGATCGCTAGTTGGTATATCACCAACCGCTACTCGACCGCCGTTCGCGCATGCGAGTTTAGAGTCACTATAAAAACAAACGTTATCGACATCAGTGCCTGGGTTAGTAATATCAACAACAGTCCTATCATCCTTGATAACACTCACACCACCATTAGTAGCAACCGCTATGGTTGGCACAGGTAGTCCAGTGTCAGCGTCTATAGGTGCGTTAGGGAGGACGGTCATGGCTACGTCGTTGACCATAGAATTAACAATTGTTATGTCTGATATGCCAGCCACGTTGTTATAGTATCCGTAATCAGAACTATCATTACGTTTGTCTATGCCTCCCTGTTTATAGAAACCCCCGTAAGCGGTACTAGCAGTAATCCATCTTGCTGTATCTTTTATAAAACTTATGTAACTCAAATCTCCATTAGTCTGAAGCCCAAGGTACATTTCTCCGTTTATAATAGCGACCGAACTTATAGCTGGTGTTCTTAACATGTTGTTACCAGCGGCTTGAAAAATCATCCACATTGGCATGGTAGGGTCATCACCATCGTAGATCGTAAGCTGGGCACTCTCAGCAACAATCACAGCAACCGCAGGGAACTTCTTAGTTGCTCCACGAGTGCTAGTGTTTAACGCTTCGTTGTACCAGCTAGTGCCTTGTGTGCGATGTCTCCATGCACCACCGTCAGAGTCTTTGCTAGTGTCGTAGACAAATACGTCTACGGCAGTGTCTGACTTAGACTCAGCTATAGCCGTAAGGTCTTGGTAAGCTACTGCTGAGTTTGCGCTCGCCTGTGCAGTTTCAGCTGCGGTCTTAGCAGCTAGCGCGGCATCCTTGTAACTCTCGGCGGTAGTAGCGTAGCCGTCAGCTAGCGTTTTTTGTGTAGTAGCATCTGTCACTTTTGCATCTAGTGTGCTTTTAGCGACATTAACCGCTGCTGTTAAGCTATTAACGCTTGTTGTTAGCGTCGAGACTTCTGATTCGATAGTCATGATCTATTCCCAATTACGCAAACGCGTTCTGTGTGATGTATCTGGTGTTGGTGTCTGTCACAGTAGAAGCCATCTGAAGCAATGACGTTTGTACGATCGTCTTGTAATCTTCCAAGGCATTAGTCTTCTGCGTGAGGGCCGACTCGACACTAGCTACATATGCAGTCATAGTTTGTGGAGTTGATCCAAAAGTAAAAGACGTAACTGTAAGCGCAGCAGCTGTGTCACCAGACTGCAGCTTGTCGGTATTCAGGTTGGTAAAATTCGCATCGACCTCATTACTAGTGAGACCCGAACCTTTTCCTGATCTAGTAGTAATCGTGCTCATATTAGCCAGCCAGTAAGTTTAAGGACCAAGTGATGGTCATTGCGTCGGCAGCCTGCTTATTTACAGGTGGAAAAACAGTGCGACATAACATAGCGCCTCCAGTAGAAGCGGAAAAAACACCAGCCTCAGTAATAGCACCAGTACCGTCACCTGCTTCGAAAGACGCGGTATAGGTAATAGTCGAACCTGATACAGTCGTGCTGTCTAAGGCTTCCCTATTTCCTAACGTCGTAAACAAGTTAGTTTGATTGCTTGCCGCGGCAGTTGACCCAGAACCGACGGCCATGTGTGTCATAACCTGAGCGGTAGCGTCTTTCATTCTTGAGACAACGAAATCGAGTCCGCCGTCTACTACTAAGTTTTTCAATTTGCGCGTGTCCTTAACGAAGCCGTCTTCGCCGTATAGCGAGATGGTTAAGTCACCACGAATTTTTAAATCTTCTTTAATCATGTTAGTCACCGTTAAAACGTGTTTATGAATCCGACGTAATCGTCTAAAAAATAATCTAGGTTGCAGTAATCTTGGCCTTTCAAAACTCCGCTCTCAGTAAAAGCGCCGAAGTCTTCAGCAATAGGGCGAGCTAATATGAACTCAGCGCTATCTACAAAAATACCCGAATCGCTCGGGTTCTTACCAAATGTAAGGTAATCAATAGCGTCTGATAGGCTCGCGCTATCAGATCTATTCGGGTTGATAAACAATGAGGCTTCATCGTATAAAGCCATCGCGTCTGTTTTGCTTGTAGCAAAATCAAACTGCGAGCTTTCAGTTATAGCAAGTAAGTCAACTAAACCTTTACTAACAGTGACAGCCTGCGAGTCAGCAAACTGCATTGTGTCGTCGCGGAAATACTGGTTTATCGGATCTGCATTAAGAGTAAGTCCGTCTATCTCAATGACGCGATACTCAACATCAGTGAGCTCAGGGTTGGCGTAATTAACAACAGCTTTTAATGCCATTAGTCAAAATCGCCTCTTACCTTGAACTTCAGAAAATCGTAAACGGTTTGTATGCCGCCGCCTGGGAAAGTAATCTCTATTTCCCCCTCAAACGTGCCGGCTGTATCTAGTGTGCCGACAGGGAAATCAGTAGCCACAAGGCCAGCCGCCGCGTTTGTAATTGTGCATAGGAGAGTGGCCTTAATTTCTGTGCTACCAATAGCTCGTATGCGAAGACGGACAGTAGCAGAGGTGAGGTCTATAGGTGCCCAGGTCTCGCTATTATTTTCATCGAGCGTCGCCCCAGCCGCCGCAGCATTGCTGTCTCTCAAGCTAAACGCTAGTTCAGGCAAGGTGTCATCCTTCACTAGTTTTATCGTTTGTGCGTAGCCCATTTTTAAACCTCTATTCAATGCATTATATTAGCAGCACTAATAAAATACTAGTATTTATATTTCCACATCACGGGTGTAGTGTCTCGATCATCGACGTGGACAAAGCCCTGCGCCACGCCCACCCCCTTAAAATCCAACTGCAATGCTTTCTCTACTAGAATCCGTCGTTGTACACCGCCTGACACGGCCAGATCCGCAGCAATTCCGCGACTATGGGTGCCCGGCGTCGCCTTGGTTTTCTCAATTGAATGACCCTCTGGGCATCTGAAACCTGACGTTACATACAGGGGGAATCCAACGGCCTCTCTGAGCAGGTCTAGGCGCTTCAAAAACTCCATGTCCATCTCGTTGCGCCCGGTTTCTTGGCAGTCAAAATCACTAACTTCAAAATATTTAAGCATTATTTAACCTCTCATTAGATACGCTATAAAGCCCACTAAACCTGCCCAAGCTGTAGCGACCATAGCTGTTCCTGTCCTAGCGACCAAAGTGTTACTGGCGGTAGAGACCTCTATCTCTTCAATTTTCTTTTCGTTTTCATCAAGGCGCAGTTCGTGCCGTTTAAGGCGAGCATCCGTTCCAACAAGCTTTTCTTCTACTCGAGCAACATTCGTTAGCACTTCGGTCAACTTGTCGATCTTTACTTCTAGCCGATCAAAGCGCCTGTTTGTTTCGGGGTCGGTCATTTGCGCATTCCCATAAGTTTTGACGCGCCTTTGATTCCGAAGGAACTTGAGATCGCGATAAATAATAAATATTGATACCACTCAGGTAAGTCATTCAAAGTGGCGAACGCTAGTTGCACGCGCTCAACAACGGACATATCGTTTGCAATAATTGCGTAACCCACCATGAATATTGGTATAGCTAATATTATAGTCCAAAACTCGTCTTTCCACGAGGAAGCAGACGCATCGACCATTTTTGATTCCCAGTCTGCGTCGTTCTGAATGACGTTCATTTTTGCTTCGTGCTTAGCCTGTTTTTCTTCGGCTCTGTTAGCCAGGAAAGTTTTGCCAATATCTGCCACAGGCCCAAGCAATGCTGTAAATATACTCATAAAAGTGTCCTTGCAATAGCGCCGGCCGCGAGGATGACTCCCGCCTGGTCTTGTGGTGAATCCATACGTTTTCCAAGAGCGTCAATAGGTCCGATCCCCAGTGCCTTATCAGCTAACTCAGCTGTAGGACCAAGCAATGTAGCGATACCTGATCCACCCCAGCGCTCCGATCTTTGTGCCATAGTGAGTAAGCCTAGTGGCCCATCGAGCCCTGATCGGCCAAACAGCTCCTGGAAATAAGTGCCATAGTCCATGTGGTCTGATCTTAGATACTTCAAGCTGCCGTCTATCCCAGGGAGTGCGTAGGACAGTCCGACCTTTGCATACTCACGAAGCTCCAAGCCCAATGCGGCGAGTGGCATAAATGCAGCCATTGTAATTATCAGCAATGGTGCCATAGCAGGCATAATCCCCTCACCGTTAAGGATGCGTTGCCCTACTTCTCGACCAATACCTTGAAGAATCACTTTGTTGAATGCATAGATAAATGATTTTAGCTGCCATATCAAAGCGAAGCGGGGGTCTGATGCCCAAACAGGGCGCTCAGCAGCATTTGGTCTAAGAACCGAGCTCTCAACAAAACGCGCTAAAGCACCTTTGACAGCTTCCCCGTCAGCCCCCTCAAAAGAGAACCCGCTCTCTTGCCAGCGGCGTACCTGATCGTAAGTTACGCCAAGTTGTTCTAAGTACCGGTCTGACCTTTTGCTAGGGTTGTTAGCGTGTTCGATTAAGAAACGCTTCGCCATCCCTGAAGAAAACTCTCTGGATAATGTGGTGAGATAGCTCAGCCCGGTATACTGGAAAAATTTGTCTGTGACTTGTCTTGCCGTAGGGTCAAGCATGTCACTATCAGCTTGTGACATCCACGCGTTTGCCGCAGCCTCTGGCATAACGACGCCAATGTCGTTAGCTAAACGTTTTGCAGCTTCTCTATCTTGAATCTGACTGATCATCTCCTTAATAGCCATGCCAAAACCGTTGAACTCTTTTGTCTGCACAATCGAACCAGCAAAATCCGGTATAGAGGCAAAAACAGCAAAAGGTAGAAGCGTTACTAAGTTCAGGGTTCCAAGGTAACTGTTAGCTTTCCGGAACGCAGGTGACAAGTGAGTAACGTTACCAAGGTACGCGTTGATAGTAGCTTCAGCTGTGGCTCGGTTGTTCTTTGTTAAATCATCAAGCAATGGGCCAAGAAGGTCTTTGCCGGATGCGTCTCTGGTCACTCGATTCCACTCAACGCGCTTTGTAATATTATCGATGTAGCTCATCAAAGCGATCTCAGGCTGTTGCACAAAGCCGAGCTCAAGCAGGACGTCTGGCGGGATATTCTTAGTAAGTTCTATCTTCGCTTCTACAGCCGCCGCGGGATCAAATGCATCGCGGTCACTTGGCACATCTTGATCTGAGTCAATAACTTGCTGGTACTTGACCAGACGTTGCACAGTCTTTAGGACGTCTGCTCGCTTAGCATCTGGCTCGTATTGCATAATCAAGTCGACGAAAGCATCGGGGTCATTCGCTATCTCAGGTAAACTCAAAAGGGTTGGGAAGTAATTCTCGCGAAAACCGATATTAGTATTCGAGGGCGTTACATACTCTTTGTGCATTTTTTCAAGATATTCACGGATCGCTTTCGCCTTCGGAGATTCTAGCTCCGCAGTTGGAGTTCTACCCTGTGCTTCTTTAAAAGCGGCTTGTACCTCGTCAGTAGTCCAATCTGTGCCAAGCACCTTATATAAACCTGCTCGCCACTCATCTCGGGCGAGTTGACGAGCTTGTACGAAGCCCATGCCAGACTTACTGTTTGAGCGGATATAGAAAAGATCGGCCAACTCGTTGCCTGCAACTTGGCGGAGTAACCCGTCAGCAGTGCGTAGGATGCCTAGTATCTTCATAGCGCTAGGATTGTTCTCACTAAACTGTTTTTTCCACTGCTCTAGCTTTTTACGCCATGCTGCTGCACGCGCTTCAGCTCCAGACTGTCTTTCAATCTGCTTTCGAATTGCCTCAACGATCGCCTTCTGTTCCCAAGATGGTTCGTTAGGTATTGGCCGACTGTTGTCGTTATTACCATTACCGCCATCGTCAGGTGTGTCAGGTGTATCAGGTGTATCAGGTGTGCTATCTGTTTCACCAAGAGCGCCCATCGCCGAAGTAGAGCCGACTACATTACCGTCAGCATCCTTAAGGTCCACGGTGATTGTTTCGCGGTTAGACCTGCGCGCTTTAGATACATCGTCCATGTACTTCTTAAATTCTGGGGCTAACTTATCCGTTCGGCGGAATATCTGATGGGACGAAACTTCTTTCCAAAGGTTTTTAAATCTTTGCACAACCCGTTTGAAGTGGCTATCAAGGGCGTTCCCTGCACCTTTCTTATCAGAAAGGGCGTCTTTTTTGACCCATGCTGCGACCTGGTCTGCGTACCACTCTTCGAATCCAACTTGTTCCCACTGTTGGACCGGCGAGCCTTCGTCGCGAGCCTTCTGTCGATCACGAGTAAATGCGTCGAGCATTCTCTGGTACAGAGCTGGGTTTGCTCTGATCCCGTCGATCTCTTCTCGGAATAGGGAGTGGCCCATCTCATGCGCGACTACCATCGCCAACGCTGCTTCGTTGGTATTGTGTAGGTCATTAACCATCAACACCGTCGCCTGGCCAATCTTAACGCTGAAACCTTTCCGACTTTGTCCTTTATTAAGGGAGTCTTGGAATATAAAAACAAGTTTTTTGGTGGCGCTGACACTGTTCGTCATTGGGAGAAAAGCTTCGTATAAAGCCCTGCGCACAATAGAGTCGCCAATTATTGTAGCGTTACCTACTCTGGCGACGTGACCACCAATTGTTTCATTCAACAGGCCGTCTTTCTGAAGCTGTATCAGGAACTCGCCGACAGCACGCGGGTCGCCAAGATTTATCCCTCGCGAGTCCTTAGTGCCCATCAGCTTGCGCATAGCAATCTTACCGAGCGCAGATGATTTGTTAGTGATGTAACTGGCAAGTACTTCCCGCGCCTTGGCATCAGCACCTTTTAAACCTAATACGGCGATTGGGTCCTTAAGCTTTAGCCGCCGCGCCGCACGTCGAACAAATGACGCGACTAGGGCGTTGACTTCGCCGAAGGGGAAAGTGACAGATGAAGTCGTTTCTATTTTTGATTTAGGCTTTCGTGCTGGCCCGGTCGTAGGCGCACTACCTTTAGGGCGATTCTGAGTAGAGTCGACATTTCGCAGGTCTTGGATGTTTATATCCGTTAATGGAATACCGTCTGCGGTACGAGCGCTGTTCGTTGGTATATCGCCGGGCTCTGATGGGTCGCTGTCCTGCCTAGCTTCGCGCGCATCTTCTTCTGGCACTAGCCGCGTATTACCGTCCTGATCAACAATCTCATCAAGTAAAGAGACCTTCGGGGCGCCAGGGACATAAGGCTTCAACAAAAAGCCCAGCTTTATAGGCTTGCCGCCAGAATCAAACGCAACGGTCAGGTTCGCAATGCTAGGGGGCAGATCAATCTTAGGGTTAGAAAGATTAGCTAAAATTTCGCTAATCGGTACGCCTTGTATATCTACTTCGTAGCCCCTCATTTGGAGCTCAGCCAGCATAGCGATCAACCCATCGCGCGCTGATTGTGTTTGGCCAGCACCAGAGAAAGAGCCAGTATCTGCCTCTACGAGTCTGCGGCCAGCATTCATAAGGTCGATGGGGTTTACTGCTGTGGCTTTTTCATCCCCCGGCCCTTTGATATTAATTGTACGGAAACGCTGTACGGCTTTTTTTGCCTTCGCTATCGAGCGCCTAATAAACTCACTGCGAGCAACAGATTCTTCGTTACCTTTACCATCACGCATTCTGATTTTCTGCGTATCAGGCGTAGACTCGATGTCGATCCTATAGGAACCGTCGGCATTAACAGCGACAGTGACTACTTCGTCGTTATTAACTTTTTGTAGGTTAACAGCTGTTTCGAGCATGCTCTTAGACATACGAGCATAGAAGGGGGTGCTCCAGTCGATATCTTCCCCGACCATCTCAACATAAGCATCACGAGCTTCCTGTACGCCGTCGAAATCATTCTCACCTTCAATTGCTGCATAGGATGATTTTGTTTCGCCACGGCTATTGAATTCATGAGTGCGGACTTCCGGCTCGAATTCTTGGTCGCCTGTTTGCTCGTTTGTGTTCTGATCCTGTTCAATTGGTGTGCCGTCGTCGTCTTCCATGAATTTCACATCAGGCTCAGCTCGGCGAGCTCGATCAGCAAGAGCTTCCTCAACATTCATGAACTCGACGCGGCCGCCGTCTGGCTTAGCCGCCTCAGCTGCTTTCATCGCAGGGATCAGTTCAGCGGGTGAGAAGGTCTGTTCTGAAACAATCCCACCGTCTTTGTCATAGACGCGGACAACTGCGTCGTCGGTCTCTGTCTTGACAGAGCTATATCCAAGGGCTGTCGCGAGTACCGCGTCAGACGCTTGATCTTTTATAACGTTAGCTACTACATCGCTGCTTGTAGATATAATCGTCCCGCGGCCAGGTACAAAAGACATAAATGCCGTTTGGCCGTTGATCGTTACTTTTTTAATTTTGTTTGGGTTAGCTGTGTATGTCGCGTCAGGCTCTGTACCTGAAATCCAAACTGCTTCTTTAGAGCTGCTAGGATCGGTCATAGCATTCAGCTGTGCGTTTATATCGCGCTCTGATTCTCTTGTAGTTTGGTTAGGGGCAGCGTCCGCAACATCTGCGCTGGCCTGATTACGCGCCATAAACTCTTTAATAGTGTCAGACATCTCAGACGCGCGTTCAACAACGCTAGCTGCTCCGCCTATAAGATTGACGCCGCCAAGTTCTTGCAGGCCTTGGTTAAGCCCTCGACCAGCACCACCGACAGACCCGCCACCGAAGAAGCCGACGAACCCCGCGTTGAGCCTGCGTAAGTTGGCTTCCGCGTCAGTAAATGTGTCATCCATATCCATGCGGTTACGGATAGCTATTTCTTCTTGGACTAGCTCAGTGCCGCCTTCAATAGCACCACCTTTTACAAAACCAGAGCCCACCGCGGTTGCAAGCCTACCCATCACTGAGCTAGGCCCAGCAGACTTCTTGCTCGCAGCACTTCCTATTAATTTTAGTAGTCCAACCTCGCCATACAAACCAATTGCTGCTTGAGGAGCCGCGACCGTCATTGCGCGCAACGCTTGGCCCCGGTCTAGCTCACGGCCTGACTCGAGTGCCTCACTGACGTTGCCGCCTGCGAGTGGTGCAAACTCCGATACGCCTGCGCCTATTAACCCGCCTTTTTTCATTGTCTCGCGGCGGAGGTATCTGTTGCGTGATACAACGTGCGCTTCTCTAGTAGCTTCATAAGCAGCTTGAGCAATATCTCTCTGCTCTTTGGAGGCTTTCTTTCTTGTTACTGCGAGCACTGAGTCTTTAATGATATTTTTAGCTGCGGCTCTGCTACCGGCTGTGAGGGCTTGTTTACCAAGGACCATGGCAACAGAACCGACGCCCGCTCCTGCTACGGTCGAGACGAGGCTAGGTGCAATCTGGCCAGTGCCAGATGCGACTTGCTCTAGGAAGTCATAGAAGGAAGATTCTTTCTCTAAGAACTCGCCGAACGTATCCATGCCGGCCATGGGAATGCCAGCGAATTCGTCACGGATACGCGCGTTCTCGATTGAATCAGCGAGCTCAACGTCGTCACCCTGAATAGCGTCAACCGCTGCACCAAAGTATTCGAGGTCCGCGCCTAGCGATTCGGCGCCACTTCTAACGCCCTTTACAAAAGCGTCAGTAAGGTTCTTGGGTGCGAGCGGACCGACTTCAGAGAGTTCGGTTTGCGTATTTATCGCCGATGTTGCACCTGACAGCTCGGCTTTAACCAAGGCTTGTATTGGGTCACGAGCTGGACCGCCTTGGGTCAAGTTAGCAATCGGGTCACTGCCTAAAATATTAGCCACTATGTCGCCCTTTATTATTTGCTAGCTTTTGAGTTTGCTTCCGCGGCTGTCTTAATAATTCTGGCCAACAGGGGTGCATTTCTTTGGATGTCAGCCAAGCTCACGCTTTGACTAACGACGCCATCAGGCCCCACATAGTTGATCGTCTGAGTTCGGCCATTCCTAACACTGCCCACTCGTAGTTCTCGCAGATCAAAAGAAGTGGTGCCTGTAGCATCCGGCCGGAAGAAATCCATGAAGTTTTCTGTACTAAAGAAATCGTTGCCATCATCGTTAGCGAGCGCTTGTACATATAAACCGACGGAGGGTTTCATACCCGCCAGGTAGGCATTTAAAGACTTCGGGCCTAAATTATTCAAGGCCGCGATGCCCATAAACTTAGAAATCTCGCGTCCCATCGCCTTAGCGTCGTCGCCATCAGCATCGAACTCACCGTCTGGAGTAAACTCACCGTCTTCCATCAGGCCTGACATAGTCGCTATTTTGTCAAACAACTCTGTGGACGCTGTGACAGCTGCCGGGGTAGCCCCGTCGTCGTATTTCTCCATGTCAAAAACGAGTTGCTGACGCTCAGTTTCGGCTGAGTATTGCGCCGTACGTGCTGCGCTAGCATTGTAGTCCAGCGTCGCTTGGTCTGTTTTACTCACGTCGGTTTCGCCGCGCGCGATCAAATTCATAAGGCCTTGAGCAACAGCATCTTTCTCCTTGTCACTCCCGTCGTGTGACATAGCTGCTACGAAAGCTATCATCTTTGCGTCGCTATCTTTGATCTTGTCGTCCAAAATAGCTTTCTCGAGATCCGCCATCGTAGTGACACCTTTTTCCTTAAGAAAGCTGACCATTTCGGTCTTTTGTTCGTCAGTCGGCTTCTGCGTGCCATCAATAATCGCGGCGCGCAACGTCTCTGCACTAACTTCGAACGGGGGTCTGCTAGAGAAGGAGCTGTCAATGTCTTCTGCAGTCCTCGGTGTCCCTTGCTCTCTGATCGCTCGGAACTTGTCGCCTACATTGTTAGTTACCTGATCAGGTGCTGGTTTGTCAGTAACCTCTGACAAGCCTAAGAATCTACCTGCGCGACTCTCAGCGAAATCGTTACCAAGGTTAACAACTGAATCCCAAGGTTGTAGGACCATGTCTTTAGTTTGGGCCCAAGGCAGGGAAAGAACATCCATAACCTTTTCAGAGCCTTGAGCTTGGTTTAGGCGCTCAACAATGAGCTTTTTTTGGTCGTCATCAGACGAGTCCCAAATTTTTCTGGTCACGCCGTTTTCGTAAAGTAGTGCCTCTAAGCTGCCTTCAGGCGCAGTTGCCGCGAGTTCTTCATCGGAGCGCTGCTCTGCAGCTTGCGACAAGGAGGTAATATCGATGCCCTGTTTTTCGGCGATTTTCATTAGTTCTTGAGGGTCGTTAATGCTATTGATTAACCCTGCAAACTCAGTCTTAGCTTCGGGAGTGATAGTTCCGTCTTGCCCGACAGTAGCTAAAATAGCTTCGCGCGACATTACAGTAAGGTCGTTGTTACGAAGGATTTCCTCTTTTTCCGCATTTAGGGCTGCTTGGCGGCCCCTGATACTACTGAGTTCGTTCTTCTTGCCGCCGTCGATAATAGCCTGCTGCCATCGACTCTCGATCTGCTGCTTAAAGTCGTCTTCTGATAAACGGACGATTGGGTCTTCAGCTCTTGCACTGCGCCCCTCAGTCATCGGTACGATTTCTTCGTTGTCGTTACGCTTAACCATTGGCACATAGTAAGTTTCGCCGGTTGCTGGGTCCGTTTCTTTCTCGAAACTAACAACCTCAGCTGTTACGTTCTGGCCATTTTCATCAGTAAAATCCCTAAAGCCTGGAACGTTATTCGCCAGCTTCGCTACTAACTCGGGGCGTTCTGCATTGATTCTCTCCCAAGGCTTATTAGTAGCAGACTCCATCCCCTCATTACCTAGAAGCTCGTCAATTGCGCCTACGACGTTTTTTGCTTCATCTTGTATTTGGGTCTTTTGAAACGCGTAATTATTAATATCTTGCTGCTCGCGGGCTATCTTTAGGCTGGCGTCATGTCGCTCATTAGCTCGGCGGTTCGCGCTGAACTTCTGGTACATGTCTAGGCCTTGTAAAACACCTTCTCCAAAACTCATATCAAATTACCTTAGAATGCAAATGCGAAGATAGCCGCTGCGCCAAGGCTACCGATAGTGCTGTATGTTTGTGCTTTTGATGCGGCCTTAGCCTGGGTGTAAGCATTCTTACGCTGCGTTGCGTTCGCTGCGGCAGAGCCCATCTGGTTAAGGGACGATCGGTTAACACCTTGGCCGATGTTGATCAGGTCACCAAGCGCCGCTTGGTTAGATTCTTTTTGGGCAATACGCGCATCGTTTACTGACTGCGCAGCTCCAAGAGTGTTCGCACGCTTTAGTCCACGGGCCTGCTCTTGCCGTTGCATGGGGGTCAGCGTCGCTCCGTAACGGTCTGCGTTACGGCTAGCGACTCCAGCCATCAAACCCGATGCTTCGTCAGCGTTCGTTCTAGCGGAATCAATTAGCGAGGTGTCATTTTGAGCACGATCTAAAAGCTGTTCTTCGAATTCGCTAAAATTCCTCTTGTAGTCAAGATACTCATCTCGAGTAATTTGAGCGTACGCTTTGTCTGGGTCGCCTACATAAGGCAGCCCGCCGGTGGTAGAACTTTTAGTTGTGTAGTTTCCGTGCCTTCCTTCGTTATTGCGACCTTGCTCCAACATTTGGCGGCCCACAATGTTAAACATAGATAAATTTGACATAATGTTCTCCCTTTATGTTCAAAACATGGCGGCGAGATTCGCCATCATGCCTGGGTTGTTTGCGTTCTTGAAAAAAGAGCCTTGTGTCGTTGCCTGCGTCGCATTCGCGCCTGTCCCTTGCATTATGGGCTTACCGTTTGAGTTCGTTGCCGGCGCTGATGACTTCATGTTTTCCCCACCCTGCATAACTACAGCAGTAGCCAGCTGTCCGAGGGCAGCGTTCCTTGCGGATTTAACATCCTGCTTAGCTTTTGCTTGGGTGAGTACTTTAGATGCGCCTAGGTTAGCTGCTTGAGCCATACCAGTCTGTGCATCAGCGGCCTGACCGCGCGCTGTACCCAACACGCCTAACTGCTTGTTGTTCTTAAGTTGAAGGCCTGCCTTATCTGCTTGGCCGAGCTGCGCTTGATACGCTTTTGCCATATCGCCACCAGCGTCACCGCTAGCGGCAGCTTGATAGTTAGCTTTACCAGCTAATGTCTGCATAGTGTCAGCGTTGGCGCGGCCACGCAGAACATCCGCTGAATCATCAGTTTTTGACGTGTCGCGCATCTTCTGGAGCAGAGGGTCGTACTTCTTTTTGAAGTACTTGTGCTCCGCCATTGCAACTGCTGCTGAGGCTTTCTCAGAATCAGAGGGCTTGTAGTCTTGCTGGTCTGGTTTGCTACCCATATAACTCTCTCGTGTAAACTATTGTGTTTAATCGCCAACCTTCACTGGTTAGGTGAGGTTCGAGCCTTTTAATCGGGCTTCTCGTTTCTAAGCCCGCATAACCATTATCTCTAGCAACTTCAATAAAAAAATCTAGGTACTTAGATAGACTGTTATCACCGCGTTTCTTCGACCAAGCCAGCCAGATCAAAAAAATCCTCTTACCCGTGTAGGGGTCTGTCATCCCCATACTGACTACAAACCCTTCGGGGGCGACCCACAGATGTGCGGACCCTTCGGTGCACGCCTCATATACATGTTCTGCTGTGAAAGTTAATTCTGGTTGCTCTCCAAGAATTTCATCTACACCTTCTTTTACCCACTCCCACTCTTCGCGGATATCAGCGAAATAAGGCCTAACGGCCGTATCGTTTTCGTCTTGTTTTGTAGGCACCTGATCTGAGGCCACCATATTTCACACTCCTATGTACTGCAGTGTCTGCATTACGCGCTCGGCGCTCTGCTGCCATGACACCCTGATTAAATAAGTTACCGTATACTTGCGCGCCCGTAAGATCGGACCAGTCTTTATTTGGAATTCTCAAAAGTCTGAACAGCGCGCCGTTGACTATCGTGTCTCGATAGTCGTTCATAACGTCGTTGTCACATGCAACACTAGTATGCGTTGGCTTCAGCGCAGCTCTGACGATCGTGCTGTTCCCGTCAAAAACGGTAGGGATAGGGGCGAGCAAGAATGTGCTGGGGCTCTGTTTAACGAAGTATTCAGGTACCCCGTTTTCCTTTCTCCAATTCGGCAGGCGCTGCTCTAGCAGAGTAGTCGTAATCGGTTCTAAATCTTTACCGTCATGTGTGACCCAAAGAACCTTATGAACAGTTGCCCCAGTAGGAGTATCCAAGTCATATTCGTAGACGTCAGAACTCGTAGAAATAGGGTCTAGTTCTAATTGGTAGACTTCAGAATACTCACACAGCTCGATAACGGCTGACCGAATGCTATTGATAATTAGCGAGTCGGAGCAGCCGGATACCATAGGCAAGATCTGAGGCAAAAGCGTTTCATAAGGAATCGCCATAGGTTAAACCGCCGCGGGGGTTCTTCGTTCTACATTAGGGTTGGTTAGCGCATCTACTTGGCCTTTGCCAGTAACTGACGCTGTGAACAGCTGATAGTGGTTTGCTGCACGTTGCGCATTACCTGCATACTCCGCATCCTTCATGTAAGCCATGTACAAAACATAGTTCATTACGGCGTTAGCAAAGATGTCGGGTACAGACAGGTTGTCTGATGCTGTGACAGTAGGCGGGTTAGCTGAATAAATCACCTCAAGATAAGCGTTACCAGTAACTCCAGGGTATACATAGAAGTTACGTGGGTTGGCCTCATCGTAGATGTAATGTTTCACGACAGCTGCGTGCGCGGCATCCCCAGCTGCAGCAGAGGGATCGTGCCAGTCAGGGGTCTGCGCATCGAGTACTTCCCGATCGACGAGCCTTACTGACCGTTTGCCTGTAGCATTCGAAGCAGCGCTAGACATGTTGCGTACTACTTTAAGCAAGCGGTTACCTGAAGTAGGTATCGATTGTTTTGTACCATCTACAAGTTGGATAGTGCTGTTTGTCGCACTTGCATCCGGCTTCAGAAGTGCAACTTCACGTTGTGCGTCATTCACCCACAACACGAGTTCAGTGTTCTGGGGCCAACGGACGCCTGTGGTGTCTTGAAGTACTGTTTGTACTCTACTAATTACACTAGCTACTGTGACTGACATGGATATTACCTACTAAGAGTTGAGTATTGATTCCCAAGCAGCTTCCCGTTCATCGGATGGGACTGTTCTACCCAGAGCCTTGTTAACTGCGGTAGCTTTGGGGAAACCATCTGCTTTGAAATTCTTGGGGTCGCCTTCATCCATCATTTTTTCAAGTGCTGTTACGAGTTCTGATGTGGCAGGCGTTTCTACTACTTCTTCAAAAACAGCGTCTATCGCTGCTTCTTCTTCAACAAATTTTTCATCGTACTTTTGCGCGCCCATCTGGATAGCGAGCAGTCCGATTTCTTCTGAAATTTCACGGGGTACGCCGGCATCAAATAGAACCGCGGTTCCTCCTAAAGTGGTCACTCGTAGTGACTCTCTACTAACAATCTTCATGATTATTTCCTATATCGTTTTTTTATGTTTGCGCGCGCTGTGTTGTTTCTGCCAGACGGCGCCTGTTTCTTAACCGCAACTGGTTTTTTCTTAGGTGTCGCGATGGCGAAAGCTTTAGGTTTAGCTTTAGGTTTAGCTTTAGTTGCTACACGCTTTACAGGAGTACCTGTAATAACGGTTTTTTCTGTCTTTCTTGAGCCGGGCTTACCGACGATGCGTTGGCCTAAACGAGTTGACTTTTCAAAACGTACGCTGCCTTCAGCAACAGGTTTTTTTGCGGCGGCCCTTTTCTTAGCGTCGGCGCGAGCTTTCTTGATTCGTTTCATTGCAGGCATAACAGACCCTTTAAAGTAAAAGCCCCCTCCTAAGAGGGGGCGATTGTCTTACTTACTGTGCGGTATCTAGACAGATCACACCGAAGTCCTGTACGTTCCCAGTGATATCACTGTTGTACTTAGGCTTGCGGAGACCAAAGATCTTGCCAATAGAAATACCAGACTGGTTGCCATAGTCGAAAGTATCTTCGACCATTTCTGGCAGACCGATGTCAGCCATAGCCAGAGCCTGAGCACCACAGAACAGAGCACGTCCACCAACGACATTGGCAGCAGCACCCCACTTGTAGCCAGCTGCGCCAGCGTTAGATGAAGAACCAGTAGTAGCGCCAGAAGTGTTAAACACATGACGGAACTCGTGGATCATCACGCCATCAACCATCAGGCTAGAAGAACCGGCGAACAAGCTGTTAGAAGCGCCACGTACACCAGCGTTACGAACGTTAGCGATGAAGTCATCGTCGAGCTTGAGGTCAGCCATCTGTGAAGGAGTAACAAACATGTGGAAAGTTTCCTGGTTACCAGCACCACGAATACCACGGATATATTGATCCTTAGCATAGGCCTTCAGGTTAACAATGTGCTTGTACTTCAGCTTATCACCAGATGCCAGAGCAGTAGTGTCACCCGCAACAATGTCGTCGCCATCTACGCGGCGGTGACGTGCAGCAGTAGGAGCAGAAACATCTGAAGCGAACTCAAGGTCAACTAACTCATGGCCAGTAGTACTAGAAGTGGTACGCAGACCGCCGTTGTTTTTGTGAGTGTATGCAACACCAGACAATGACAAGAATGCCAACTGGTCGCAACGGTCAGCGATTGCGTAAGCAAGTGCGTCGCGTGATTGTTCACGGAAGTTAACAACAGTCTTCTGGTCGGTCATACGGCCAGCGATGCGGTTAGCGAAACGCAGCTGATCCAGCTCGATGCTGATGTCATACGCGCGGAGGGCTTCTTCGTTGCCTTCCAGAGTGTTGTCACCAGTGATACCGTCGCCAGTCATGTCAGCAAGCAAAGTGATGTTAGCTTTGGTGCCTTTAGCGTTTTTAGTAAGTTCAGTTACGCGCTGTACCATTGCGTTTGAACCAGAACCAGCGAACTGGTTGATGAAAGATTGGTTGCGCGCTACTTTCCAAAAGTCGCGGCTCCAAGCTTGGAGTTGGTCGCCTGATAGCGTACCGAAATTTGTTAAAGCCATGATGGGCTCCTAATTAATTGGGTTAAATAATATTTGTGGCACACGCCACTTACTCAGCCGACTTTTTAGGAGCGGCTAATCCGTATTCCCGTATCGTGGGACAACGAACTAGCGCTTATTAACGAGGAGCGACCTCGACAGGTTTAACGCCTTGTGTAGGCGGAGGGGTACGTTTTTTACGGCTACGGGCCGACCAGTTATCGTACTGATAGACGTAACATTCATATTAGTACAGCTAATATAAAAGCGCAATAACTATTTTAGAGGGTTAGATAGATAGTCTAGGCCTTCCCAGAGATCGTCGATTTCCCTGGTCACAAGTTTGCTTTTCGCCTCAATATCTCTGATACCCTCAGCAAGTATTTTAGACTCGGCAACAGTAGCTTTCATGGTCTCAATCGCCTTATCTAGCTCATTTACTTGGTTTTTAATTTCAAGTAAATCCTTCTGTTGTTCCATGATAGTCTTGAGGTTTACTCCTAACTCAGCAAGTTTACTTTTAAGTTGACTTACATCATTGTCGGTAAGCTGCTGTTGCATAAGCCCAATAGATTCTTCTAGCGGTTTAATATCTGGTATTTCTACGGCCTCTACCGCCGTTAATCGACCGTATAGCGAACTAGCAGTCCAAACACCGCCCCCTAAAGTGGTCGCTAAACTCAATAAAATCGCAATATATACCCCTTTAAATGACGTATTTCCGATCTTAAGTTCTGTATCTTCTAAACTCATTAGCAGTTTTCCTCTGTCATAAAGCACCTGTAACTATCAGAGGTAGGCCCGTTTAGGTAGTATTCAGATTGCGCCCCGATAGTCAAAATATCGGCCTCAGTCGCGTACAAGTTTATTCCGAACGCGTCTTGCCCGTTTAGGAATACAGCGGAGGCACTGTTAGTAGTGTCATACCCCATGTAGACCCATTGCTGAGCAGCATCGTATTGCAGGGAAGAGTTGTCCGCGGTGGTGTTCGCTGTTTCGAGACCAGTCTGTAAGAAATCAAGTGCGTCACTATTAGCGGCAACGGCTATGAAAGCTGATGCGGTATTAGCATGAGTCTCAATGTCATCAAGACTTTGGTTGTAGGTATCGACATCTTGCTGTGTGATTTGAAGAGCCTCGCTGTTTGTCACAACGTATTCCTGCAAGGCTTCTTGATCAGCTGGACTGGTCGCCGTGGAGGCCATCTCACTGACCTCAACTACGGTAACCATGTCAGCGACTACAGCAGTGAAAGTTTCAACAGCCTGGTCCATAAGGTCTAACTCATTAGTCGCAGCATCTTGGAGGCGCGTTTCAACTGAGCCGTATGGTTGGTAGCTACCTAGATTGGTTAAGGCTTGATTGTAAGCTTGTAACTGTAGGTCACTAATGTGTGCTGTAGAGGAAAGACTGCCGTCACTAAGACCCGTGCCACTGTTAGCGAACCCAATAGCCGTCCCAGTAAATTTGACGCCTCGATCTATTTGGCCGACTAGGGCCGCGGATGTGTTTATAAGATCATCTAGCTGGTTCGCTTGAGCTGCGGAACTTATCACTAACAGAAATGTTATCAATTGTTTCTTCATCAGATTCGACACCTATACCAAGTACTGAGTTGTACCAGAGCTGAGTGTCGGTAAGCTTCTTACCTATATCCCCATACTCTGGTATATATAAAGTTGGGTTGCTCTTCATAAGAAGAAACGCACGTTTCCCAACAACTAGCCTGCCTTGTTTCTGTATCGGGCAGGGCGTTCCTGATAAAAACATCGATTTCCATACGATCTCGTCCTCGCACATCCTGGCTATTGCTGCAACTTTCATACCCAAGTCACTAAGGGTTTTAGCATCCCGTCTTCGGTTACACTCTTCATCTAACTTATAGCCGCCTCTAGTCCATCCTAAGACGTTTGTCTGGATACTAGACCCATTGCCCTTGAGGCAATTCTCAAGGCCGTTAGACATGTACGACGGGGCTATAGCTGACGGTGGGGGCATCCCCTTAGAAGAGCCCGCTCCGTTGTACGTATTAGACACAGATCTATCTTCAGAGACGTTGTTACTACTAACGGTACTGTCGATGTTACTTGTGTTTAGGGAGCCTTCTTGCTCGTTATTATTGTCGTTAGCCAGACTAGACGATGCCAGTAAAAGCACGCAGAAATATCTATACATATCATCTGAACCTGCTTGTCTTTTTAGCCATTACACGGTTACCTCAAGGTCAGTTTCGATCCAGACTTTGGCCCCACATGAGAGGGGCTTATCCGGACTGTAGACGACAGTAGCAACAACTTCTCCCTCTGCTGTGACAATCTCCGCCCTATTGACCTTGCGGTTAGCTTTGTAGTCTTTAACAGTGAGTACGGGCTCGTCTGCGCCTTTGTTGTTAGCACGTATGTTGTGTTGATTAACGTGGATACGGGTCTTCATACCTCACCACTTTTCACGATTTGCCCAATAGGCCGCGCTCATTTTGCCCTTTGCAATGTTCTTAGCGTGTCGCGCCTTGAAGCTAGCGCGCTTCTTACGCATCTTGTCGCCTTCGCCGGCTTTCGGTTTGCCTGCGGTAGACGCACCTTGCTCACCAAATCGGATGGTTTTGATCTTGTCACCTTCTTTAGCCACAACAATGTGTGATTTCTTGGGGTGACTAGGGGTCCTTTTCGGCTTGTTAAAGCCCGAGACTCCAGCTCGGGCTAATCGTGGGTCTTTTTTAACTGGCATTTGTCACCTCTTTATAAAATATCACCCCGAAGACGTTTTAGCGTTGCTTCAGGTAGAGCATCGAACTCATCTTCAGTCATTGTGGACAGGTCGAAGGTCTTCTCACCATGCTGTGAGGAGCTTTCGCCTGGAAGTTCTGGGGGTTGAGCCTCTGCCGCCTTCAATTTCTTGCTAACTTGCGCGCGCTTTTTGGCCAGTTCGTCCGTTTTTTTGGCTTTTCCGGCCAAACTTGGCTCGTTATTGGCCGGATCGTCCAGACCTAGGTCCGAGACAACGTACTTAACGGCTTTTTGGAGCGCATCTACTGCTTCATAGCCTTTCATTATGAAAGCGTCGCGCAGTTCAACCACTTCGTTGGTGGCTTCTTCGCTGAACGATTCTGAATCACGGCTAAATACTGGATAAGCCTCTTCCATAGCGTTAGCAGCCTGCTGAAGTGCAGTCATTTGGCGATCTTGGTTCACCGTTTGACTCATTTCCTGGCGCATTTCGAACTCTAGCTCGCTTCTTTCGGCTTTTCTGATCTCTCTTCGGAGAGCAACCGCTTTTTCCGTCTCACCATCCAGCACCATGTTTTGGTACTCAACTTCTTTCGCATCGAAATCGTACGATTCGGGCGCTTCCTCTGCTTTTTGGTTGGTGGCATTGATCTCATCTAACTGTTTCTGCAAGGCTTTCTGTTTAGCAAGAACTTCGTCCAAACGTTTCTTAGGAACCATCGGGTTTTTTGCTGGCTTTTCTGCCACCTCTGGCTCTTCTTCTAGCTCGGCCTCTGGTTCTGTTTCTTCTTCTGTACTTTGTTCATCTTCAGAAACAATTTCCTCGGGTTCTTCGGCAGTTGGCTCCTCTTCGGTGTCCTCTGCCACAATTTCTTCTTCTTCAGCAACTTCTTCCGGCTCCTCTTCGGGGGTCTCGAAGCTCAAATCAAGCTGAGGCGCGTCATCGTCTTCGAACTTGTCAGCTCCTGGCATTACATCAAACTGCATAGTTGTGTCTTCGTTTGTCTCGTCTTGCTTACTCATCTAAGAACTCCTGTCGTTCCGTTTAGTATTTTGAAAGGCGGCCGTTGCTAGTTTGGTGGCCGCCGAGGTTTGAGATTGGTTTTCACGTTGTGAGTTATTTAGATCGGCGAGTTCACGGCGCAAATCTAACTGTTCTTGGTTAATCTGAATCTTGGCTTGTAGTTCGGCCATACGTATTTGTGGATCGACTTCAGTTGCATCCTGTGCCTTCGCGATGTTCAGGGCGGCTTCGGAGGAAGTCTTCTTAACGTCTGCTTCTAGTTTCGCCATCTCGAGCTGGATCTGCTGCATCTGGATCTGCTGCTGCTGCGCTAGAGCTTCTGCCTGCTCTGGTGTTGGCGGCTCTTGCCCTGTCATCTGGCGAATTCTCGTAGCCAGTTCACCCTTACGTGCCAAGTGGCTGTATTCGATAATCGCGTCATCAGGCACAACGACGCCGGCCTGTCGTAGGCTTAGCGCTTCTGCGAACTGAACTTCATCGAAGCTATCTCTCGCTGGAGCCGTGGATACAATGACATCGTACTCACCCAGGGTGAGATCGTTGATGATGGTGCCTTCGGGAGTTTCCTGGTTTATGACCATAGGCTCACGGGGCTTCATTGGGTCGTCTTCGTTAGTAACTTGGATAACACGCTCTTCGGTGTAGAACGTCTGGATCAGATTTAGTACGTGCTCGGCAAGGTATTGACGGGCTTTACGTAAGTTATCCAGTGGCACTTGGATCATAATCGCGCCGCGGTTCTGCTTCGCCTGAATTGCGATACCTGATACTTCTGCGCTGTCTGTACCTAACATGCTGTCGTTAACGCCTGAAATAGTCTTAATGTTCATGGCTGCTTTCTGAGCAATGCGGTCAAGGCCAGTAGGTATTTGATTAGCCTGTATTTTTGATGGGGGGTTAGTACCTCGAGCGTACTCAAGTACCAAGCCTGTCGCCGCGCCATGTTCTTCTAGGTCATCGGCTGTCATGCCAACTAATGAACCTGACTCGACCATCCAACCACTATTAGCTGTAGTATTAACGATGTGCAGCTCTTGGCTAGCGATTTTATTCAACTGCTCCTGCGGAGAGAGAAGGTTACGAATAGCGCCAAACGGGCGGCCGCGTCTGAAGTAGCAAAAGAAAGGTACGATGGTGAACTGGTTGTATGGAGACCAGTCATCGTGGAGTACGACTTGGTCACAAGTAACGGTCCAGCGAATTTTGCGAATGACCTTACTAATCAGGTTCAGAGTGTATTGCTTTGCAAACTTCTTGTTTTTACTTTCAGACCATGCGTCTGGTGCTTGGCGCTGATCGCCTGTGTTTGGGTCGACGAAGAAAAACGCACGGCTGAGCTTCTTGTGCTGGCGCTCGACGACGCGCAGTGCTTTCACATTACGGTATTCCTCGTCACCTGGTACGCCTGCACCGAAGTGATCGTCGTTATTTTCTGTATCGCCGAACCGAGTCTCCTGATACTCCACTGAGTCAGGGCCGAAACTCATGCCATTCTCTGCTACGAATAGTAAACGCTCGGCTTTCTTCTTACCGTAGACTTCCTCGATCTCGTCAAGGGTCATCCACTTCGTTTCGAACACCTCGTTCCACGTCTTTGGGTCGGAGTCCTTAGCGTCTGGATCGATAAGTATGTCTAGCGGGTCTTTGGCCGTAATTCGGATTTCGCCTTCGACGTGGTCTGAGAAGTCCATACGTACATCGAAGTATCCTCGGCCATCCATAATGAGGCCGTCAGAGAATACCTGCTGCTCCACCCAATCCAACTTGTTGTTATCGGATATCTGCATGTACAGCTTGTTGAGTGTATGAGCCACTTCTTCATCGCCACCTCTTCGAGGTTTGAATTGGATATCTGCGCGGCGGGTGGATTGCTCACCTAGGATTGTATTAATAGTAGGAAGAATAGTATTAATAGTAAGAGCAGGGCGGCCTTCGTTTTCTAATGCAGACTCATCATCAGCGTCCCACTGCTCGCCTTGGTAATAGTCGTCGCACTTCTGAGCCATGTATACGTACTCGAGGTGCCCATTATCTCGTGCGCGCTCATATCGTGCCCACTGCGTGCGAGTGATCTCTTCTTCTTTAGCGGGATTTATCTTCGTTGCTTTAGCCATTGTTATGCGCTCATTGCCGATTTGTTGCGTTCGCCTTTAAGTAATCCAGGTAGCTTGTCTCGCCATGTAGGTACGTGTTCGACCCTGTCCACAAAAGTGCTGAACTCAGTCATCATCAAACCTATCCAAGCGAGGGCATCAACCTGATCGTCGTGCGTGCCATTTGGAAAGCGCAGTAGCTCCGCTATCAAGGGGCCCGTAAATTGTTCGTCTTTAGGGAAAAACACCATCCCCTGTTGCATCCGACCTTGGATTGCTCTGGCTCGCGCCTCTTTATCTCTGCGGCCAGTCTTCAAGTCTTTAAAGTACGCTTCGTATAACCCACGTTCGCGGACACGCTTCTCGAGGAACGGTCCGAGGGCCATCTCGATGTGCCCCTTCTCGATACCGATAATCGATGGCTTCCATAGCTCGTACATATCGAGTATCTGTTCAACTAGTTCAAAACCGTCGAACCTGCCTCGCACCATGTCCATAATAAATAACTGATCGTGCTCATCGACTCCCACAACAATACCTACCGTGTAGTCATTGCGGTCGTTCTTACCAATCGCCAAATCCCACGCGCAGTAGAACTTCATGCGGTCTTCGTCGATATCTTCGCGATCGTAATAAGCGATCATGTCTCGGGTGAAGTAGTCACCGTCATCAGCTACTGGATTCTGCTGATACAGGGCAGACCAGTCTCGTGGTCCGACTGCTTTCTCAATTCTTGCTAGAGCATTCTCGTCGTAGCGCTCTTTGTGTAGGGCTTCACCCTGACTACGGAACTCTTCGTCGACCTCAGCTCTTGCTGGGTAATTAACAACTTCCCACTGCTCACCGTTGTCTGCTGCGGCTTTAAGTAACCTGCCTGCAAGGTCATCATCGTGCCAGCGAGTAAGGATAACCAGCACGCCGCCGCCAGGTGCGAGACGGGTATACGCTGTCGAGGTGTACCAGTCCCAGGCGCTTTCTCTGGAGTTCGCGGATTCTGCGTCGTCCCTATTTTTGACGGGATCATCAATAACAAGGATATGAGCACCCTTACCAGTAATACCCCCACCAACACCGGCAGCGACATAGCCACCACCAGAAGTTGTAAGCCAAGCCTCAGCAGACTGAGACTGAGGATCAAGACGAGTTTTAAAAGCAGACTTAAACCCTTCCTCACGGAGGAGGCCACGAACCTTACGTGAGAACCCCATAGCGAGTGAACCAGAGTAAGAACAGCTGATGAACTCGTGTTCTGGGTTTCGCCCGAGGTGCCACGCCGGGAACGCCACCGATGCAAGTGTACTTTTACCGTGCCGCGGAGGCATGAATAGCATAAGTCTAGGAGACTTCTTTTCGCTGACATCTCTCGAAAAATCCTCTAACCGCTTACATATATCTTTATGTACCCAACCTGCCTGGTAGTCGGGATTAAACCGTTCAACGAACGGAAGCAACTTGCGTCTAGTCAGGAACCGTAGAGCGAGTTCCGCGCGCGCCTTATCCTCTACTGTTTCTTGGATCGGGGCTTCTGGATCGGGGGTCGCGGGCTGTGGTTCTTGTTCAGCGATGTCTGCTTTACAGTAGACGCAGAGACGGTCGTCCCCCGAGTACAATGTCTCGGGGTGCGAGTTCTTGCAGCGAATACACTCGATCTTTGCGACATCACTCATATCTTAGTAAGGCTTGTATGCCTTAGCTTTAGGTTTAGCTTTAGGTTTAGCTTTAGCTTTAGCTTTAGCTTTAGGCTTGGCTTTCTTCTTAGCAGCTGCAGCTTTCAGTTTTTTTATATGCGCAGCAGACTGTTTCTCAGTCATCGGCATTTCGCTGTACGTTCTCTTAGTTCCTGGCATGATTAGTCGCTCTTAGGTTCGAGGTAGTCGAGGTCTTTACCCGCGATCTTCAACAAGTCTTCGTCGCTCATGCGTTCAAGCTGCTTAGTACCGTTGATGTTGATATTGATCTGAGGTTTATCTTCTTCTTTGGCCAAGCCGTGTAGCTTGACCAGGGAATCTGTGGTGTTCTTCATCTCAGTGGCGTTTGCCGAAGAGTTGTACGCTTCCATGTACATCATGTGCGCATGTTGATTGCTGAACTTCACCTCTTCGCGCATCTCCTGACGGAAATACTCTATTGCTTGCTGAACTTCGGGGACTTTTACTGCCTGGTAGGCAGACTGGGGGGACGAGTACCCCGCACCGCGGCCCGCGGCAGCTGTTGTCATGCCGGAACTAATGAGCGAGACCAGCTTTTCTTGCTGCATGGTTAGCGATCCGCGGCTTATGCCCATGTACGGCATATGCGATTGGAATTCGGTGTGCTCACTGACTAAGTCAGTGGACGATTGTTCCTGCTGGGGTGCTAGATCCATAGAACTCTTGGTCATTATCTAGGTATATAAATACTGGTGAGCCTTCGAAAACAGTAGCCATCATTTTCGCTAAATATTTTTCAGCACTTTCTTCGGAGTAACCCTCCTGAACCACGAGCAAGAACGCCTTGTCATAGTCATAAGCTAGTACTTCGATGCCGTCACGTTCAGCCGTGCCGATAATCGCAGCATCTAAACCTTGGATTGCTACTACCTCTATCTCTGACATATTAGCTCCACTAATACTTAATCACAAGAAAAATCGTGAATCGTCTTGATCCACCAGTAAAACATGTCCTCAGGAAGGGTATGTTTCATTAAATTTATACGGTAACAGACTAACTGGGTGTTTAAGGGGGTATACCCTTTATCCGAGTTTATACGGTCTATGGAGGCATTATACTCTTTCGTCCCAGATCCGTCTTTATGATGCGTCAAGTATGTACCAGAAATTGCACATCGTCCGCCTTGCTCGCGCCATAACGCGATCAGGTGCTCGGGGGTGATAGAGAACTCTAAGTCCTTCGATCTTTTACCGGCCTTGCACGTAGATTTTGCGCCGGAGTGTAGGTACCGCAGGTACGCCTCGTAGGTGCTCGACATCGTTTTTTGCCGAGTCGTAGTTTTGCAGGAGGTGCAAATGTTGCGCTTTGGCTCGATATGAGTCTCGTCGCTTGTTTTTTTACACACTACGCACTGCCGAATTTCCATGGGAAATAATAATACCATTACTATTAACCTATTGCTGGCTTTTTACCGTAGCGAAATTTTCAGAAAAAAAATTTAAAAAATATTGTCTATATCACTCATCGACTATCTCCCCCCTAGCTAGTTCACCCACCCCCAACCCCGGATCGTAGACACGGAACCTTGTCCACGGTTCACGCTCAGGGACCCCTACGCAAAACGCTTACACGTTTTTCGGTCGGATTCGTTTGTGTATTCAACAATCAAACGTTCGAGGAGAACAAAATGAAGACATTACTACCTACCAAGCAAGCCAAGAAATTCAGCAAGTTCCTGCCACATGTAAAGAAAGCCGCAGACTTCTGCAAAGAGAACTGGTCAGACATCGCTGTTGTTGCAGCAGTTGTACTGATCGCTGACGACGTCGACACAGCAGCCGAGATGGCTGAAGGATCGTTCTTCGTTGATGTATTAACAGCCCAATCTGAAGGAGTAATCTAATGAATGTATCTGATATGTTCGAACAACACTTCAACCCTGAGAAGTTCCAGGACAATCCACCACGAACCGCGACCTATGGTCGCGCTCCGCGCACAACGAACGACGAAGCAGAGCTCAAGAAGATCGAGCAACAGTACCTACGCATGGGATTCGATGCTCGTGAAGCACGGTTCAAGGCTCGTCTCCATCACACCATGAAGCTATAAGGGAGAAAACCCATGAAAAAGCTTAAACGTTCGAAGTTCACGGTCCACGAAGCGGACATCATCATCCTTGCAGCATGTTCCATGTTCGTGCTCATCATCCCCGTCACAGTGTTCGCGCTCTGGCTCGGCGCCCAATAAAGTGTGTGTCAAGAACTCAAAATGTGTGTCAGGAACAAATCACGTTTTTGACACACACAATCTCCATATATATCAATGACTTACATCAATGTGTGTCAGGTGTGTCAGGTGTGTCAGCTTTTTTAAGTTGTATTTACAGTTTCTAAAAAACACTGTTTTATTTTGTAAAAAGAACTTCAACTTGAAACTACCTGACACACTTGACACACATCTCTACAGCCCCCGCCATTCCTCACTTTCTTATCAAAAGTTCCTGACACACATGCTGACACACACCTGACACACAAGCCCCTGTTCCTGACACACACCCACAAATCGTGAACAAATTAACCGCGAATCGTTGACCCAAATGACAAACCACGGATCACGAGTATCGATTCACGCTACGCGTTCATCGGTCGGTTTTAACTATGAGTTCGACAATAAAGTCGGCTCATTATTATTAGTTGTAGTACTATTCCGTAGGAGGAATTGAACAATGGATACATTAAACAAACCGCTAAACCTGAACAACGAGCACTGGGATTTATTCGCGACTAGTTTCGATGAACATAATAGAGACTGGGAGAGCGATGAGTCGTTTTGTGCAGCAGACCTAGTCGACCCATCAACAATTAATGCCTTCGAGACACACATCTCAGCGAAGTAAGGCAGTACACCCAAGCCGATTCGATATGCGTTACGCGCATATCGGTCGGTTTTTTTATGACTTAGGCTATTAGGTCTAAGCACTTTTTGTCCCGGAGGACGCTATGAACAACTCAACATTTATCAACAACGTAGTAACAAACATGTCTAGCAACAAAAACCGTAACGGCGCTATCGCCAGTCTGGTTGACGCGGCAGACGCACCACTGGCCGCTAACCGTATTGCAATCGTCTGGGACCAGCTCGCCAAACAACGCAAGCAGGCCAAGATCGAGTCAGTACGCACCGGCGTACCAGCGCAGGAGATGACTGAAAAACCTGAGCACATGCTTTCATTCGTACAGAACGTGATGAACGCCTGTTGCTGGTCAGCTCGACGCGTAATCAACTCTGGCAAGCAGACAGACATGGCAAACGGTCTCGACTTCTCGCAAGACGTAGCCGAGCAAGCAGGTAACATCGAGTCAGCACGCATCAAAGATGTAGAACTCACCTTGATGGACGACTTCAGTATCCTCAACGAGCTACATACTTGGTTGTGCAGTGAGATGAATTACATGACGGACCTCGACCCACTGTTCCTGTTCGCAGAGAAAGAAGAAGTAGACGAGGGCATCTGGGAACTGAAGCACATGCTGATGGATCTCAACGACGTGCTCCCAGTACTCGACGAGAAAGTGCTCGAGATCACAGAAGAGTCCGAAGGCAAAGTCACACAATTTGCCGCCTCGCACGAATTCGGTGCCAAGCAGAAACCAAGAGCAGTGAAAAAGAAAGCTGCTTAACACGTAGGATTTCCCCTACACCCATCCGATCCTTGTGGTCGGGTGGGTTTTTTTATATCCGCCATAGGAGCGAATCATGAACCGCGAACAAATAACAACGAACATCAAACTTTATTCACTGCTCGGCATTGCCCAGGTATTTAACGGGCTAGACGTTACCTTCACCTGGTTATCTAGACGCTGCGCAGATGGATACATCTATATCTTCGCTTTGTCAGCCAAATACAGGAGATAACCATGAGCACTGTCCACGAAAAAGACTTCCCGTTCAACGAACTACGGATGCCGACTGGTGACTACTACGACAACCCCACGCAAATGATGCATGCGGGATTCGAGAAATCACAAATGTGGTCAGTAGTAACAGCCGACGCAGACGACGGTTCCGAATATCTCTGTTACGGACCGCGTCACCATTACGTGAACCTGCTCGGTTACATAGCAACAGCAGAGCACCACGACGAAGATACATATTACAACGAATGTATCAAAACCGCCCAAGAAGCAGCTGAAGAAGCCGCTTATTACTGTAAAAAATGTGAGGACTAACCATGAAAACTGCAACTGCAAGCGGAACACGTTTCCGCGAAGGCCTAAAAAGAAGTGAATTCAATCAGACCCAATTAGCTGAAAAACTAAACATCCACTACACATCGATATACCAATGGACCAAGAAAGGCGTACCCCCACACCGTGTAGATGATATTGCAAAGCTTATAGAAGTAGAGCCAAAAACAATCGTCCGTAAAAAATACTCGCGCAAACCATTTGTACTGCCGACAACTGCGACTGTTATTGAGCTTAAGCCCGAACCGCGACCCGTAAACGTCGAGCTACTAGCCGATGTAGTTAATCGGAACCTTTCGATCGAGCAGGAATGCGCACTGCAGTTCCTAATCAACAGCTTCAAAGAGGCCAACGCATGAACTTAAAAGAATTTCTAAATTGGCTAGAAACCTGCCCAACCCACAAGTGGAATATAGTTGACCCAACCGACCAAAACAAAATACGAGTTATGTTCCCAGTTGAAGAGGACGACCCGTATTACGACGGAGACCACGAATAATGAACCGTATGCCATGCAGCATTACCGACGACCCGTACAACGACTACTCAGATTACATCGAGCAAAAAGGTGTATACAAAACCCCTAACGAACAGGAGGAAGACCATGAGGACGATCAGACCGAGCGACCTTAGTAGTGAAATCAAAGCCAACGCGCTAGCGCAAATACCAACAATGATCTGGGGAGCGCCAGGAGAAGGTAAATCAGAAATTGTTTACGGCGTTGCGCAGGAACTAAATGCAAAGTTATTCGAAATACGTGCCAACCTATTCGACCCGGTCGACGTGCGCGGCGGACTTAAAGTTGTTGAACAAAAAGACGGCACATATCGTACCAAGTACGGCGTGCCTGAAGATTATCCAGACACCAACTACCAAGGTACTGTAATCATATTCATCGATGAGCTCAGTACCGCACCCAAAGCAACACAAAACTCGTTATTGCAGTTGCTTACTACGGGTCGAATCGGCACTTATCAGGTACCACCAAATACAATCTTCATAGCGGCAGGCAACCGGTCTCAAGATCGAGCGGCTGTGCACGAGATGCCAACACCTGTTAAGAACCGATTCTCACACTTTACATTACAAACAGATATTGACGACTGGGTAGCATGGGCCGTAAAAGCGAACATCGACCCAAGTATCGTGAGTTTTCTGCGTTACAGACCTGGCTTGCTAAGCGACGTCGATGCTACACAAAACGCTTTCCCAACGCCTCGCGCCTGGGATTACGTTAGCCGCAAGTTGCCATTCATGGCAGATCAGTTCTACGGCGTATCATCACTCGTAGGTGACGGAGCTGCAGGCGAATACCTTGCGTTCAAACAGATCTATCAAGATGTACCTGACATCGACGATGTCATCGCAAAACCAACCACCACAAAAGTACCAACTGGCACATCAATACTCTACGCAATATGTGGCGCACTAACCGCCCGCGTTGATGCCAGCAACTTCGACTCGATCATGAAATACACCAAACGCATGCCACCTGAATACCAGGTAATCGTTGTACGCGACTCTTTGGCTAAAGATCGCAACTTTATGACCACTGATACCTTTACTAAGTGGACCCAAGAAAACGCAGACGTACTTCTATAGGAAACGACAATGAAAAAATATCTACTAATTGCAACACTTCTCGCTGCAGCAGGCACCGCTTACGGCTCTTGCTGGTGGACAAAAATCTCCGAGCAAAAATACGCATCCGGCGACGTTGTCTGCCAATGGAAATGCGGATGGGGTAACAACACTAAATATACAACCACTGCAGGAATGGGCTACTGCCCAAAACCTTAATTAGGAGAACAATCATGGCCTCAGTAAGAATGACCAATGAATTGCGTAACGATATTCGCAAAGCCGCTGAAAGAGCTTACGAACTAGCTAACCCTGAACCAAAACCTAATAACGCTTACACAGCTGCTGTTAAACAAGCCGCCCTTAATTCACCAGAACAGAAGTTTCTAAAGCGCATGTATACCGAAGGCCGCGCAGAGAATCTTCACCTTCGCAAAGGTAAAAATATATTACCTGAGAAAAACAAAGAAGATGTAACAGCTATCGATTTGCGCCTTAAAAATGGTCAAATAAACCATCGCGACTATAGCGAAACAACAGTGAAGTTCGACGTACCTTTATCTGAGTACTGGGTAGCAGAACAAACATATAACCGCTGGGGTAACCCAAGCATGTATGTAAATGATCTTGCTACCGAAGATCAACACAACATCAGCGAAATGTTCCAAGCGTTCGAAATCACCAAAGACGAGTGGAAAACAGCGTCACGCAATTACAACTCGTCAATCAGAGAATTGCTTGAAAGCTGTACAACACTCAAACAACTTCTTGAAATCTGGCCTGCCGCAGAGTCCCTTGTACCAAACGACAGACTGCAAAAGATGCACACAAAAATCACCAGAGTAGAGCGCGCCAAACAAATCAAAGAAGAAGTCAACTTCGACCCAACTATCGCTAACCAAACAGTACTTACGGCTAAATTAATGGGGAACTAACATGACTCGTGATGAACTGCTTATCCTCTACAGCTTAGCTTTAGCAACACGTCAAAACACAGACTTTGTGCAGACAGTAAATGCAGCAGAAAGTGCTGTCGATTATCTAATTAGTAAGTTAAAGGAGAAACCTGATGACTGCTGAAAGTGACATGCTCAAAGCCCGTGCCCAACTATTAATGGAACAACCGTTCTTTGGTGCATTAGCACTCAAGCTCAAGCTAGTACAAGACAACGACAACTGTGATACAGCCGCTACTGATGGTACGCGGCTTATCTACAACAGTGACTACATCTCTAAACTTACCTCAATGACTCGCAAAGGTCTCATTGCCCACGAAGTAATGCATTGTGTATGGAATCACATGACACGCCGTAACAATCGCGACCATAAAAAATGGAATATCGCGACAGACTACGCAATCAACCCACACTTAATTGACTGCGGTTTTGTATTGCCAGAAGGAGCTCTACTCAACAAAGACTATAACGACATGCACGCTGATGCTATCTACAACTTGCTCCCCGAAGGAGAAACTAAACCTTGCCCATGGGGCGAAGTTTTAGATGCAGGAGTCGGCCAAGTCCAGGCAGGCAGCAACGCTGCAATGGAATCTGATTGGCAGATTGCAGTTACGCAAGCCGCAGAAGTCGCAGCCAAAGCAGGTAAACTACCTGGAAGTATGATGAACTTTATCAAAGATATCATCGACCCAATTGTTGACTGGCGATCAATACTATGGCCATTCTGCACAGCATTAGCCAACGACGACTACAGCTGGCGCAAACCGCACCGCGCATACATCAGCGAAGATGAATATTTACCATCAATGCTTAGCGAAGCCGCAGGTCATATTGCAATCATTATCGACACATCAGGGTCCTGTTCAGATTACTGGCAACAGTTTTTGACTGAAATAAAAGCAATACATGCAGAGTTACGCCCTACACAAATGACCATTCTCCATGTAGATACTAAAGTAGCTCACGTAGATGAAATAATGCCAGACGATGAGTTCCCAGATTCACCTATAACAGGCGGCGGCGGTACAGCCTTCAGCCCCGCTTTTGATTACCTCAATGAACATCACCCCGACGTCGAAGCCGCAGTGTATCTTACAGACTTAGAAGCCCATGACTTCGGCGAGCAACCGGCTTACCCAGTACTATGGGTATCAACAACACGCCATGAAGCCCCCTGGGGAATGGTCGCCCGCATAACATTAGACAGTTAAATACTTGAGCTAATATAATAGCCCTGATACTATTTCGCTCTTACTAGGAGAGTATGATGAGTATAAACAACGCAACCCCAGCCGAATGGGATGCCGCAAGGCGCCCAACCACTACAAGCAACTATGTAGATCCCTACGATAAGCCTCCCGAAGATCCAGTTAACAGACCTTCTCATTACAATGAAGGCAGCATTGAGTGCATTGAATACCTAAAAGACAGTTTAGGCGATGGATTCAGCGGATACCTTGAAGGCTCAATCAAAAAATACCTTCACAGGTTCCGGTATAAGAAAAAACCTGTAGAAGACCTCCGCAAAGCCAAGTGGTACCTCGAAAAATTAATTGAGGAGCGAGTCACTAATCCATAACAACCACCTAGGAGGGTGCCATGGAAACTAAAGAGTATCTTGAAGAGCTTGATAAGCTCGACCACAACAGCGTACACCCTGAGTTCTATACTTACACAACAGTATGGATGAAATCTCGTATGCCCCAAGCATACAAAGAACTTAAAGCTTCTTTCGAAAACTACGAAGGCGAAATTTTCGATGCAATGCAACAAGACGAGGCTCCGTTCTAATGCTTGTAACACTCGACTTTGAAACATATTTCGATACTAAAGTGTCACTCACTAAGCTTACTACCATGGATTACGTCCGCCACGAGCTGTTCAAAGTGTGGGGCGTAGGCATAAAAATCGACGACGGGCCTACTGAATGGTTCGGAGAAGATGACACCGAAGAAGCAATTAATGACATCGATTGGGACAACGCTACACTTGTCTGTCATAACACCCCATTCGATGGTTACATTCTAACGCGTCACTTCGGAGTAATACCGGCGTACTACATAGATACTGCCGCTATGAACCGCGGCTTGTTCCCTGGACAATCAGCGCGTCTTAAAGATTGCGCTGTTCGTGCTTTCCCTGACGATGAGAACATGCGTAAAGGTGAAGAGCTCGCTGATGCCAAAGGTATCTACGACCTTGATCCCGAACTCGAAGAAGCTATAGCCGGCTACTGCATACAAGATGTCGATCTTACGTATGCAATCTACAAACAACTTGTAGACCGCATGCCACAATCTGAAATGGATATCATCAACATCACCTGCAGAATGTTCTGTGAACCAAAGCTAATCGTGAACACCGAAGCGCTAATCTTGTTTCGTGATTTCCTTATAACAGCCAGCGAACAAGCTATCAACGCATCAGGTGTTGACCGCAAGGTGCTAAGTTCTAACAAGCAGTTCTCAGATTACATCCAACAAGTGCTTGGCCTAATCACCCCTACGAAACCAAGTCCAACTACGGGTAAACACATACCTGCCCTAGGCAAGAATGACAAAGCATTCTCACAGCTACAAAAAATGTACCCCGAGCACCAACATATATGGGATGCGCGGATAGCTGTTAAGAGCCGCATTAATGAGACCAGAGCGCAACGGTTTATCGATGCTACTCATAATGACGGAACGATCTCAGTACCACTACGCTACTACGCAGCCCACACTGGCCGGTTCGGCGGCACTGAAAAGATCAACATGCAAAACATGCCCCGTAACTCAGAGCTCAGGAAAGCATTATGCGCACCTCCTGATCACCTGGTCTACGTTGCTGACTTATCAAATATCGAAGCACGTATGCTTGCATGGCTAGCAGACGAAGACGACTTGCTCGAACAGTTCCGCAACGGCGATGACATCTACAGTAACCTAGCAACACAAATCTATAACCGACCCATCAATAAAAAAGACGACCCAACCGAACGATTCGTTGGTAAGACTGCTGTATTAGGGCTCGGCTATGGGATGGGCGCACCTAAGTTCCAAGCGACATTAGAAGCTGGTGCTATGGGCCCGCCTATGAAATTCACAACTGACGAAAC